TTCTTTTACTATTTTTTCTTTTACTATTTTTTCTTTTACTATTTTTTCTTTTACTATTTTTTCTTTTACTATTTTTTCTTTTACTATTTTTTCTTTTACTATTTTTTCTTTTACTATTTTTTCTTTTACTATTTTTTCTTTTTATTGTTCCACCGGCGGGATCGGGATATTCAAAATCAGGTAGGTTTGGAGGAGAGCCTTGTAGATTTCTGGGGTTGTAAATTTGTTGTGTTCTAGGTGTATCAAGATTTTGTGCGGGTACGGCAGCAGCGGGAGCAACGGCGGCAGCAGCAGGAGCAACGGCGGCAGCGGCAGGAGATGCAGATGCGGCTTCTTCTAATTTTTTTAACTCGTCATTTAATTCTGTTAGTCTTCTTTTTAAAGCAACTAATTCTCCTGTTAACCTCATTTGTTCCTCATCCTTACTCTTTTTATTTTCACTCAACTGGTCTGTTGCTGTTGTTTCTCTGTTTTTAATAAATTCGTCAAGGCGTTTGTTCTGAACATTTATTTTTGTCATTATTTCATTCATTTCTGCTTTTATTACACTATCATCTCTATTAACTGTTCTTGAGCTAGCATTTCCCATTTTTTTTATATTAATAATAGATATTATTTATTTTATAATTTGATTTTATTTTTATTAAAGATGTTTAAATTCATTTAAATTTTTCTTGTTTCATTTATGTAGTTGTGAATAAATACGTCTCCATTTGTATTTACAACTTCTCCTGTCATATTACACTCTTCATATATTTTTCGTAATATGTTGGATGGAGCTGTAGAACCAAGTTTTAATAAATTATTTTTAATAAGTGCATTTTTTACATCATAAATTGGAACATTTTTTAATTCGCGTTGTGCATTTTGAATTATTTTTCTGGTTTTATTGTTTTTAATTAAAATACTTATTTTGTTGCCATGTTTTCCAAGTTTGTATTTTTTAATTGTAGTTTTTCTTCGAACTTGTTTGAGTTTTCTTGGTTGAGGTTTATATTTTTTTACTTTATTATGACTGGTTTTTTTCAGGTGACTGGTATTTTTGTTTTCATTATTATAATTGTAAATGTTGTTATTATCGAATGAATTTTTTTTTAATGTTTTATTGTAAAATTGTCTGTATGATGGTTTTGTTCCACCTTTCATTGCTCCATATGGAACATCGTCGTTGAGTTTAATCATTGAATTGTTTTTGTTATTTTTCGCGCCATCATAATCATCATCATCATGATTGTTGTCATTGATGAAGTTGTCATATTTCAAAGATGAACGAGGCGGAGGCGGAGGCGGAGGAGGCGGAGGCGGAGGCGGAGGCGGAGGAGGTGGTGGCGGAGGCGGAGGAGGTGGTGGCGCTGGCGCCGGCGCTTGAGACACTTCATGAGGTGGTAGTGGAGGAGGTGGTGGTGGAGGTATGTTTAGTTTCAAAGTAGATAAAGATTGCTGCAGCTCTTGTAGTTGCTGTTTTAAATGCAGAACAGGTGATAATGGTTCGTCATGTTTAACGCCCGTGTTCATGTTTGTGTCCATGTCCGTATCCATGTTTGTGTTTATTCCTCCTGTAACATGTCTTGTAATGTTTGATGAAATTGGAAGCATTAAATTCGAGGGTACATCTAGTGTAACATTTTGAAGTTTACTTGAATTATTGTTACTATTGTTATTACTATTATTATTATTATTATTATAGTGATGTTTTCGCGTTACTGAAGATGGATGTGTATTTTTTTTAAATTTTTTTAAATAATCAATGGATGCTTCAAAGTCTTTTGAAAAAATGTTTGTATATTTTTCTCTATTAAAAGGCTCTTTTTGTTGTTTGTCATTGTTACTATTATTATTATTAGTACTGTCATTATTACTAAAATCAAGAGGAACAGAATGAGCTCTTGTTGCATTTTTTGTTTCTTCTCTCTTTTGTTTCAATAATTTAATCAAATTATTTTTAAGTTCACTGGGTTTTATAAATTCAGGGAGTTTTCTATTTTTTTTTATAGAACCGTTATTTCTTTTTTGTGAAAATGATGGATTTAAATGTTCGCGATTGATGGTTATCTTTTTTTTTATTTCTGTCATTTATTTTCTTTTTATTTTGTTGCTAGTTATTGGTTAATTTATTTTATGAATGAATGAATATAAAATGGATTGGTATTTTTTTGATATTATATTTATTATATAAAAAAATACATTATTTTGGACACATCTTTTTACTTTAAATAAATGTATAAATCATTTTATATTATATGATAAAAGATTTAAATATAAATTGATTTATAAAATAGTCAGAACGAACATTATAAAATGGCTGTTTCAACTTCACACGTGAAAATGAATAAAAAAGACAGTAATGGGAGAGGTTTCGAAACAAATGATGAATATAATGATTATGACGACAGTCAAAGCGAATATTCGGAAGCGCCTTGGAAAATTATAAGTTCATATTTTAAGGACCAACATTTGAAACGTTTGGTGAGGCATCAAATAGAGTCGTACAATGATTTTATTGGGGTTCAAGTTGAGAGAACAATTGGAATGTTCAATCCAGTGACGATTGCGTCAGAGCAAGATTTTGATAAAAAAAATAAAAAATATAAACTGGAGATTGAAGTTACGTTTGATAAATTTCATCTTTATCGTGCTCAAATTCATGAGAACAACGGTGCTACGAAACTCATGTTTCCCCAAGAGGCGCGTTTAAGAAATTTTACATATGCATCTACAATGACAGTGGATGCAAATATAAAATACATTGTTCGTTCAGGAGAACAGCTTGAGAATGTGCAAACGTTTCACAAGGTGTTGCCGAGCATTCACATTGGTAAAATGCCAATCATGTTGAAGTCATCAGTTTGCATATTGAATCAGTATGCTCACATTAGTAATGCTGAGACGGGAGAATGTTCATATGACGCAGGTGGTTACTTTATTATAAATGGAAGTGAAAAGACGGTGCTTGGTCAAGAAAGGGCGGCTGAAAACAAAGTGTATTGTTACAATGTTTCTAAAGGAAATACGAAATGGATGTGGCTAGCGGAAGTAAAGTCTGTGCCTGATTTTAAATGTATTTCTCCGAAACAAATTAATATGATGATAGCAAGCAAAAATAATGGTTTTGGATTTCCGATTTATGTTCAGATACCGCGTGTGAAACAACCGATTCCGTTGTTTGTGTTGTTTCGGGCGCTGTCCGTGCTGTCGGACAAGGAAATATGTGAAAAGATAGTGTTTAATATTGAAAACAAGGAAGGAAATAATGAGTCAATACTTATGGCACTTCGCGCGTCTGTCATTGATGCCAACACGGTTCTTACTCATGAAGATGCGATGCGTCAAATCACGTCGATTGTCATGTTTACTCCTTTGAATATGGATAAAGAAACGGGAGCAAGAAAGAAGCGCGATTTTGCAATTGAAATCTTGAATTCTGATTTGTTTCCTCATTGCAGAACTCAGGCACAAAAGATATACTATTTGGGGTACATGGCTTCACGAATTATCAAATGCAGTTTAGGGATTATAAAACAAGATGACCGCGACTCATACATGAACAAGCGCATTGATTTGACAGGTGTTTTACTGAATAATTTATTTCGAAATTATTTCAATAAGGTGGTGAAGGATATGACCAAGCAGGTCATTCGTGAAATCAATACAGGCTCGTGGAGGTCGACCGAAGACTACTTGAATATTATTAACAAGACGAATGCATACAAGATAATCAAGTCAACAACAATTGAAAATGGAATTAAGCGCGCTCTGTCAACTGGAGATTTTGGAATCAAAAATGTCAACACAAATAAGGTGGGCGTTGCCCAAGTTTTGAATCGTTTAACATATGTGTCGAGTTTGAGCCACCTTCGTCGTGTAAGTACGCCGATTGATAAAAGTGGAAAACTGATTCCGCCGCGAAAACTCCATAACACAACATGGGGGTTTTTATGCGTCGCTGAGTCTCCTGAAGGCGCAAGCGTCGGTGTCGTAAAAAATATCAGCTACATGTCGCATATCACCATTCCGAGTCACGCCGATTCGCTTCACAAGCAGGTTGAACCGTACATTCAATGTCTCGACACAATTGCCAACAGCAACGTTCTTGTTGATGCAGTAAAGGTATTTGTAAATGGTGCGTGGGTAGGAATAAGCACTCATCCGGTTGAACTCTACAATGCATTCAAGGATAAGAAAAGCAAGGGTATTATTAATATTTACACGTCGGTTGTTTTTGATATTCGAAACAAGGAAATTCGAATTTGCAATGACTCGGGGCGAATTATGCGCCCGGTTTTGCGTGTAAAGAATAATCGCACATTTATCACGTCGGATGTTCTGCGCAAGTTGGACCGCCGTGAAATCACGTGGGACGACCTGGTAACTGATTGCAGGATTGAAAATGCAGTGATTGAATACATTGACCCGGAGGAACAGAATTTCAGCATGATTGCAATGAAACGCACAGATTTGAAAAATGCATCAAATCCGACTCCGACTTCACAGTTCACCTACAATTATACCCACTGCGAAATTCACCCGAGCACCATTTTTGGAATCTTGGCATCGTGCATTCCGTTTCCAGAGCACAACCAGTCACCCAGAAATACTTATCAATGCATCGGAGTTCATGAAAATGTTCTTATGGGAGATGGAACAAGGACACAAATAAAAGATGTTAGAATTGGAGACAGTGTAATGTCATTTTGTCCCAAAACATTTGAAGTAGTTAAAACTAAAGTTGTAAATCACTTTATTCGTAAAAATGATAATCCTGTTTACAAGGTCAAAACTATTAGTGGAAGAGAAATTGTAGCAACAGAAGACCATAAATTCATGACAAACTGTGGTTGGAAAACTGTGGGTGAGTTGATTCAACAGAACGAATTAAGAGTTGGAATAACTCACTTTCCCACACACATTGAAGATAATAAAATTGGAGACAAATGCATATTGTGTGAAGATGAATTTATTAATAAGATGAAAGAACTCGAAATTGACGAAACTAAAAATAGAAAAATAAATAAAGTACAAAAATATGTTAGTAAATTAAAAAATATCGGATTGCTTCCGCTTTATGAAAATAATCCTAAATTAACAACATTGTCAAGAATAATTGGATATTTATATGCTGATGGTTCAATTAATATATACCAAAAAAATAGAAAAAATGTCAACAATGACGGTGTTTATTTATATAAAGAATTTCAATGTTCGTTTGATTTCGGACAATATTGTGATGCATTAGAGTTTACAAATGATTTGAAATCAATTGGATTTGACAAAGATATTAAAATAATGGAAGGAACAAGAACATTTAAAAGTAAAGATAGTGACAGAGAACAAACACACCACACATATGCAGTAATTTATAATGGATGTTTGCCAGCACTTTTAATAAGTATGGGAATAGGATATGGAAAAAAAACAGAAACTGTAAGAAATAGCATTCCAAATTGGATAGTTGACAATAATGCATATGGGCTTCAGTTCATGAGAGGGTTTCAAGGCGGAGATGGATGCAAAATCAGATGGGATAAAACAATTGATAGAAGGTTAACTACTATTGAAAGAATATATATTATAAAGATTCAAGAGACATCACAACAAATCAATCCAACTTACAAGGAGTCTCTGGTTTCATTCATGAATCAATGTGTTTTAATATTAAGTAGATTAGGAATTAATACATTGCATGTGAAAGAAAGTAAAATAAGTGAATCAAGAGTAAAAATATCATTTACTATTTCAAGTAAAATGGATAATATTATAAAATATTATGACACAGTTGGTTATGCATATTGTAACACTAAAAATATACATTCATTTAAAGTTACTGAATACCTTAAAACAAAAAAAAATAATAAACAAAACAAGTATTGTGGCAATATCGAAGAATGGATGAGGGATATTCAAGTTGTTAATAACTTGGCATTTATACCAATTGAGTCTATAACAAGACAAGAAGATTGCATGATATCTGACATTGAAGTTGAACACGATAATCATTCATTTATTGCTGGAGATAATTTTGCAAGTTCAAATTGCGCAATGGGTAAGCAGGCGATGGGCATGTACGTTACGAACTTTTACAACCGGATGGACAAGACGGCATATGTCCTATCCAATCCAATGCGTCCGCTAGTTGATACTCGTGTTATGCGCATGATAAAGCTCGACGAGATTCCATCCGGCGCACCCGTCATCGTCGCAATTATGAGTTATACCGGCTACAATCAAGAAGACAGCATCCTTGTCAACAAGGGCGCAATCGACCGCGGTTTATTCAGCGCAACCATTTATCACACTGAAAAGGACGAGGACAAGAAAATCAACGGTGACGAGGAAATTCGATGCAGACCAGATTCCACAAAAACAAAAGGAATGAAATTTGGAAATTATTCGAAATTGAATAGCAAGGGCGTTATTCCCGAAAATTCCGTTATTGAAAATCGTGACATTATCATGGGCAAGGTCATGCCCATCAAGGAAAATAGGAATGACCACACAAAAGTAATCAAATATGAAGACGCCAGTAAAATGCACAGGACTACAGAAGACTGCTACGTCGATAAGAATTACACGGAGCGAAACGGGGACGGATACGTCATTTGCAAAGTTCGCATTCGCACATTTCGAAAGCCGGTCATCGGAGATAAACTCAGCAGTCGTCACGGACAAAAGGGTACCATCGGAAACATCATTCCAGAAATGGATATGCCATTCACAAAGAGCGGACAGCGTCCCGACATCATCATCAATCCCCATGCCATTCCATCCCGTATGACCATCGCCCAACTCAAAGAAACCCTCCTCGGAAAAGTCCTCCTCGAACTCGGACTCTTCGGCGACGGAACATCATTCGGAGAACTCGACGTTTATACCATCCGCAATGAACTCCTAAAACTCGGCTACGAAAACAACGGAAATGAACTCCTGTATAACGGCCTATCCGGCGAACAAATCAATTCAGACATTTTCATCGGTCCCGCATTCTACCAGCGCCTAAAACACATGGTCAACGACAAGCAACACAGCAGGTCCATCGGTCCAATGGTAAATCTCACGCGTCAGCCTGCGGAAGGCCGCTCGCGAGATGGAGGATTACGGTTTGGGGAAATGGAGAAAGATTGTGCTAAGGGAGACACACCCGTTTCTCTAAGATGTGGGCTATCAGTAATGATTGAAGAAATGGATATAAATAAAAAACATGTTCTTGGGTGGAGTGAGAGCAAGAATGGTATGGTTCCTTCAAAACAATGCGCATTTATGGATAAGGGAATGCGTGACTGTGTTGAGCTAACATTTGAAGATGGTAGGAAAATCATATGTACAGAAGAACACCCAGTATTAACATCAAATAATGAATGGGTGAAAGTAAAGGACCTTGAACTTCATAAAACAAAGGTTAAAACCGGCGTTGCTTATCCACTTATGAAAGTCAAGGAAGAAATTGCGGAATGTGGTGGTTGGACACAATCATTAGGAACACGAACGCTCAGGACAGATACTTATAATGAATATATGAGAACGCTTGCATTTGCACGCATACTTGGACTTTTGATTACCGATGGAAGTATTAGTGCAGATGGTACACGAAAACAGGCATCAGTTTCACTTGGACATGTAATTGATGTTAAACAATTTCTCGGTGATATAACCATGTTTTGCGAAATTAACCAGATGAAATATAAAACGAAAAATTACTATTTTGTTAACATTCCGAGTGAATTTCTTGATGATATTCTTCAACTTGGCGGAATCTTGCGTGGAAGAAAAATAGATCAACCAGGAACACTTCCTGAATTTATTTTGAATGAGAACTGTCCACGCCCCATTATTCGTGAATTTCTTGCTGGAATGTTTGGCGGCGACGGACACACATGTGTTCTTGGATTGCATAGGGGGAAACGCGACGTTATGACATCCGTTTCATTTTCAAAATCGAAGACATATGAGCATCGTGAATCATTGCAAAAAATGTTTGAAGATATGCAGAAACTACTTGCCAAATGTGGTATTCATAATACAACGATTCAGAATTTTCGGGAAACATCCTCATCTAGAAAGAAATTCGAATTGAAAGATAAAAATGATGCGTCGAACCGAAGTTTTCAGTTGACGCTTCACCTTCCTATTGAACAACTTATACCATTCTCCGAAAAAATCGGATTTCGTTATTGCTGCCACAAATCCCAGCGTCTTGAAGCCGGTGTTTCATATCGTCGCTTGCGTGAAGAAGTTTGCCGTCAACACAATTGGCTGGTGAATCGTGTTGATGAAATAACGCATTTCAAGGAAATCAAATCGAAGAATCCGGACAAGATTGTGCCCACAAAGAGTGCCATTATTCAAGCAGTTGAAGAACTAAAGAAAACTGAAGGGCTGCTTCATGAATACGCAATTCCAAGCACACACGATATTACGGATCACCTGATTAAAGGCACAGAATTTGGCAAATTCACATCCAAGTCATTTCCCACTGCGGAACAATTCATGGAAAAAATTGGAGCGCTCAGCTGGTTTCTAAGCGATGATGCAGAGTCAGAAAAAAAAATGGATGACCACGACCACGTGAATGAACAAGTATTTAATGAAGAAGAAGGTATAATTGATGACGATATTAAAGATTATGACACCGATACTACAGTATATGGCGTGTATCGCGAAAGTGCCTCACTTCCCACGATGAATTTGGAGGTTGTGTCGAGAATCAATGTCGGCCCGCAACACGTGTATGACATCAGTGTAGAAGACACGCATTCATTTCTTGCAAATGGCATCGTTGCACACAACTGCATGGTATCGCACGGAGCTGCACGATTCACGCGCGAGCGACTCTACGATGTTTCAGATAAATACCAGGTCCATGTGTGTTCCAGATGCGGAATGGTTGCAGCTTATAATGACGCGTTGGGCATTCACTGCTGCAAAATGTGCGACAATCGAACCGATTTCGCGTACGTTGAAATTCCATATTCATGCAAGCTGCTGTTTCAAGAACTGCAAACGATGAATGTAGTCCCGCGAATCATGACGGAATAATAGAATAAAATAAATGTAAAATAAATATTTGTAAAATTAAAAATATTTATTGTGATATGTTTTATTTTTTCTTTTTGAAGGTTTTTCTTTTATACCTTTTTATGTTCCTTTTTATGTTTCTTTTTGATTTTCTTTTTGATTTTCTTTTTCTTTTTGAACCACCTTCACTACCATCAAGTGATTCACCACATAATAATGACATTTCCATTTGTAATTCGTGACTAGGAGATTTTGGCTTTAGTGCCAGTATTTGACAAAATGCATTTTTATCTCCAACAAATAATGGATGTGGATTTTTATCTAATATATTAGATAATAATTCTATGTTTTGACTTTCATATAACTCATCAAATTTCTTGATGGGTACATCACAGCTTCTTTCATTTAATGCAAAATTCATAAAACTTTCAATAATATCACAATTTTGTGGTGTAAGTTGTCCAGTACAGTATGTAGCTTTGAATAATGCAGAATTAGTATCAAACATTTTTTTTGCTTCACTAACAATCCGCACTCTTTCTAGTTTTCTAAAAAAATTATCACCAAATAATCTTTTAATCGCATTTTTATTTTCTAATGAAGTACTCATTAACCTTACCACATTTTTAACAGGCATATCTATAGTTACTACTCCTAATACATCGTCTACTATGGGGAGAGCAGAAGCCATTTTATTATACAATATTTATATATTATATTATTTTATTTATTTTATTTATTTGTTTAATCTCTCTTTCTCTCTTTTTTAGAAAGTTATAATCGAAATATAATCCTGTAATCCTGAATCATGAACACACCTGTTAGTCCCATTAATCACAAAACATGTTGGCAATAAAAAACGCGCCCACAAGTCCAAGTACTGCTCCTAAATGATAGTTGTATTGCATTTTTCTGTACACATTTAACCATGCTTGTTTTTGTTTTTCTCCGTCAATGTGAAGTATCATCCAGTCGCTTTTTGGAGAGAGAATATAAAAAAAGTAGTTGGTTATAAATGTGACTGCTCCAACAACGCATATTGTTGAAAATCGATTTATTTTGTATGAATTTTTCGTCGCACTTTTCCAAAATAAAAATAAAAGTGATAATACAAGACCTAGTCCAAACCCTTTGAAATAAATTTGTCGACGTTCGTCTGCAATCTTTTTATAGATTGCTTTTTGTTTTTCGGAGAGAACGGCGGTAAATTCTTTTATCGACAAAGTGCTGTCTGAATTGTACATGGTGAAAATCATTGCAACGATGAACATTGTTGCAATAATGCAGCTTTTCATGCAGACCATTTTACAGTGATTGTGAGTTTAGTTATTATATTGTATGAAAATATTTTATTTTTATTTATAGATGGCATAATATCGTTGTAAAATCTCTACTAATACTAAATTTGCCAAATCATTATTTCCTTTTATTTCACATTGTAAAATTGAAGATTTTTTATCCCTGTAAATTTTAACAGTGGTTTGAATACTGTCTTTTGGCATGTGGAAAATATCAAAAAACATTCTACCTTGCAACAATAATGCGTCTTCATCCAGTTGAATGTTTGCATAACCATTATTAGTTTCTATATCATATTGAAGAGTATAACCATCTTCTACATCCATAATTTTTTTATCAACATCTTCGAGAGCAAGAACGATGTGTTCTAAATTGAAATCAATCTTTGCTTGCATTATGACTCACGTGTATATAATTTAAGTTATTATCATTAATATCTTTTATATATATATTTTGTGATATTCATTATTTTAATTTTATTTATTTTATTATATAATATTATCATATATTAAATATACGAACATTTAAAAATGAAGATGATTTTAGGAGGTTTTTTTAATGGCTTTTCTGCGAAACTGTTAGGTGGTGGATCAAGTAAGAACGGCAGCGGTGGTCCAGATGGCAGCAGTGAAAGAGAAATGTCGCGAGTAACGTTGAGAGAAGCATGGAACGGTGCAGCTGCAACTGGAACTGTAAAAAATCTGCCAGTGGCTGCAACTCCATTTCGCGCTATAAACAATGCTGGAGATTTATTGAATCGTAAAAATTACACTTCAGGCGGTCCAACGCAAATTAGTTCTGTAAGAGGTGGATTGAATGGGTGGAAGAAAATGGCGGGAGCAGTTCAACCGCATCCTGATAAAACTGGTGTTCCATCTTCCACATGCAATGTGAAATATGTGTACGACGGTTCAGATTACACCACGTTTAAGAAGCTTCAGGCGATTAACCGCAACTACAATAATGCGAGCAATGGTGGAAACTTGAATAGTGGTTCTCAGTCTGCATTTAGAGCAATTAGGCGCTTTTAATAATATTTCTTAATTTATTTTATATAATAAAAGTGTAAATAACAATAACAGCTCATTCAAAATACAATATATTAATTAAGCATAATATATTATATCATATTAAGTTATATAACTAAAATGGTATTCAAGTTGAAATATAATTTTAATGGTCCTCCTGATAGTCATATTTTAATAAAACAGCGTGGAAATAATGCAACGCTGACAAGCGTGAATCCGATGCCGCAACAGTTTTATCCGTCATCCAATGACAGCGTCTTTGCAATGGGTCGTCGTACGTTTGTTAAAACTAAAGGGGAGCCAAATGGTGTCAAAAATATGGATAATAAGGTTGCCGGAAATGTGCATGGAAATTTTGGAACAACCTTTAATCAAATACCGCCTCATAAACGCACAGGTTTAGTTGGAAAGCCTATATCATTTCCGCAAGACAGTTCTCAACGAATTGAGCGTCTTAAAAATAATGCAATTGGCGGAGGGAGTATGAAGGTGGGTTTAGCAACAACTGCTCCCATGTCTTTTAGAAGCAAAGACACAACTAGTCGAAATATTGCAATTCGAAGGTGTCGTGCTGGAGGGTGTATTGCGCCAAAAAAGAAGGGTGCAAATAACTCATTCAAATCTGGCGGAGGGTCAATTTATACAAGTATAGGGAATCGTCAAATTTTTGCTCCATAAATGAAAAGTAATAGCATTTTTATATTAATGATGAAAAAATAATAATATAAAATTAATATATATATAATAAAATTTAGTAAAATGAAAAGAGAAACTCTAAAAAATAAAAGAATGAATAAGCGTAGCAGGACACGGCGTCAACGTAGATATAGACGCCGCCAAATGTTTGGAGGAAGAAATGCACTTATTAATTTTCTTAGTCCAACACCAAACACGCCTGAGAGTTGTGATGAAGAATATAAAAAATGCAAAGCTGGTGTAAGTGGTGAAAATGAAGGTGGTATTTTTAACACGATTAGTAATTTGTTAACGGGTAACTCATCTACTGAATCTACTGATGCGTCGTCACAACCTCAACAAGTTTCAACATCATCGTTGGATTTGTCACCGTCTCCATCGGACTCGTCGTCGTCTTTTATGTCTGAACCATCTCCATCGGGCTCGTCGTCACAACCTGAACCAGTTTCAACATCATCGTTAGATTTTATGTCTGAACCATCTACTGATGCGTCGTTACAACCTGAAGCATCATCTACTGATGTCTCGTTACAACCTGAAGCATCATCTACTGATGCGTCTTTACAATCTAAACCAGTTGCAACATCATCGGATTTTATGTCTGAACCATCATCTACTGATGCGTCGTCTACTGATGCGTCTTTACAATCTAAACCAGTTGCAACATCATCGGATTTTATGTCTGAACCACTTGAATCGTCATCTTCGTCGTCGGACTTGTCACCATCTGAAGAACCATTAAGGCCGTTAAAACGCTCTCGTTACGGTGGTGGCAGTGTAAAGAAATATAAAAAACGAACTATGAAAAGGAAAAATAATAGTAAAAAAAAAAGAAATAATAAAAAAAAATAAATAAAAAATTAAATACAAAACATTTTATAATGTATAATGTAATGTATTAATTGTAACATTATTTTAATAGTTGTCAGTCAAGTCAATATATTTGGAATGTCATCTTAATATATGGATTAATGCATATTTGTTATAAGCAAGTGCGCAAATGTGTACTTGTGGTCTAATGGGAAATTGGAAACTTCAAAACCAAGCGACTCATATGTCGCGAGTTCGAATCCTCTCAGTTCCTCAAAAAAAGGCTTCAAAGTAAGCTGAAAAAAAAATTGGAAAAAATATACCCAAAAATTAATCCCCTATAGCTCAGCGGCAGAGCGTCTAAAACACCGTCGTCTACAACCTTGACTCGCAAGAGTCCGAATTGATGATGGTTATCGCCTTATAAGCGGAAGGTCACAGGATCGAAACCTGTTGGGGGAATAATATCATTCAGTAGCTTTACAGAAGCTCCTCGTCATAGCTAAGCGACGCAAAACACAGCCTGCAACTGTAAACCACTCCCACGGCGGGCGGCTTATCGTCGAACACAATCAAGACACTCAATGTCCGAAAGTTTGATGGTTATCTCTTTCTCATTAAAAGGCAAGCACAGGATCGATACCTGTGGGTGGTACTCAACGGGGATGGCGCAGAGGAAGCGCGCGGGGCTCATAACTCCGAGGTCCTAGGTTCAAGCCCTAGTTCCCGTATTTTTTTTACTTTGACAAGGTCATCTATTTTATTTTTTATTATATCTTTGAATGAATCGATACAAAACATAGAGAGAAAATATGCTTATGCAAGCATAAAATGCCTTTACATAAACGTCATCTGGTAATTTTGAAAAATCGATTTTATCAAATTGATAACCTGACCTTTTTGAATCTTTTTTCTTTTTTTGTTTTATTTTATTTTTTCGAATCGCTGCATACTTGTATTTGCATTTTGATTTGTGTTTTGATGATGATGACGACGATGAGCATGAATCTGAATCATCACCATTACCGCCGTTGTAGTTTATAAATGTTTCAGTACATGTTTGCGTAGGGTCCGCCGGATTTTTTTTATCGAGAAATGTGCACGGGTCCATATTTTTCACATCGGCAACTGCGACAAATTTAGTGTCGGTTCCAAAATTGTCTTGTCCGGTGTCATTTAAATTTGCGTCGGTTACAGGAGTAATCGTGGCGAGCGTAACTGACATGCACGGCGGGTTTTCGCCCATCATGAATGACTTGAAAATATTTAGCGGATTTAGTTTCGCTAAATCACCTAGCGTTCCAGGAATTAATCCCTCAAATTCTGTAAACTCAGTTCCCCCTAGACCTGATGATATAAATGGGATGTTTCCGCTCGGAACATTATTAATGTAAATATATCGGTCAACTAATTTGTTTGATTCAACGTCAGTGCACTGACCACCTGTTTTTAAAAAAAACTTATCACCTAAAGGACCGCCTGTTGTAGAACCACCCTTTCCAGACACAAGCACTTCAACATAGTTGATCAATCCGCCAACATTATTAGCAAGTGCGTCAAAAGTTCCTTCGTCCGACATACCCATATCTGATGGTTTCAATATGCGTTTCCAATACAAATAATCAGGACCCAGCAAATTCTGCTCCATCCCTTTCATATCCGTCATAATATCTGAAAAAAAACCCGACATTTTAAAATAATCTTTGAATAATATATATATAATAATTATTTAAAAAAACGATTAAATATAATACCAATAAACAATACTACTACAACCAAAAAAAAAACAAAATGAATAATCGAAACGAAAATGTAGAAAAAGGTACAGAAATGACACTTTTAAATGAAACACCGCCACCATCACCAACGTCACCAACGTCACCAACGTCACCACGACTATTATACAAAAAAATGAATTTGAAGTCAAATACTTTTTTAGATGCAGACGAGTTGAGTAATTTGAAGGCAACATTGAAAACGGGAGACTTGTTGGTGTGCGACGATTTACAACACAATTCATGGGGAATATTTAGCTGGTTCATTAAGTTCATGACCCAAAGCGATTATTCTCACGTTGGAATGGTTGTGGTTGACCCGGATATGACAAACCCCAAGTTGAAAGGTGTGTACGTTTGGACATCGGGAATATCTGATACTCCAGACCCCGAAGATAATAAAAAAAAATTCGGTGTTCAATTTGTCGAATTTGATGAATTTTTAAAAACATATCAGGGAAAAATTTATCTCAGACGTTTGATTTGTGAATCAAAAGAGCAGTATGAAAAACTATTTAACAGTGTTACACTACAAGAAATTCATAAAGTTGTCTATGATAAACCGTATGATATCGTGGTAACCGACTGGATAGAAGCGTATTACAAAAAAGACCCCAATCCGCAAAAAACGTCACGTTTTTGGTGCAGTGCATTAATTGGATACATATACACAAAGGTAACGCTGTTTCACGAGAATTTGGACTGGAGTATATTGACACCGAGTTATTTTTCAAGTGAAAACAAAACGTTTCAAATGTTGCACAATGTGAAACTCGAAAAAGAGTATCAAATTTGGGGATAAACTGTAAATATTTATTTATTTATTTATATTTATAAACTGAATATTAATTATATATAAAATTGAATTTATATATATAATTAATAAAATCTCAATAAAAATCAATCAGTCAATCAAATCAGTCAACTCATAACAAGTCATCAATGTCGTCGCATCATCAAGATTGGGAACCCGTTATTTTTAATAAAAAATCAGCAGAAAAAAAAACTGCACCTGCAACAACTCAGAAAACATCGTCATCATTGGCATCTGTCGGCATTTATGCAGCCGCATCAGACGACGATGTAAAAAAAACGAAATATGTTTCAAAAAAAACTTCCCTTGCTGTCAGCGCAGCAAGGTGTGAAAAAAAAATGACGCAGAAGGAATTGGCACAAAAATGCAACTTTGATGTTTCAATTGTTGCTGAAATTGAAAGAGGAACTTGCGTGTACAATCCGACACATGTTAATAAAATACAAAGTGTTCTTGGAGTAACAATACCAAGAAGTTAATTATAAATAAAAAAAAATAAATAACTTAAAAATATATTAGTTATATTTATAACTGTACTTTTACTTGTAATTGTATTTGTATTTGTATTTATTTAGTTTAATTTATATTTTTTTTATAAATACACACATCAAACCATTTCATTTATTACGTAGTCATACTCAATCATGAGTAAGAGTGAAATTACGGAATTGTTTCGTTCCCAATTGGAAACCGTTTTTACAACATTTGTTTATGATGCTACCTTTTTAATATGCCTCAATGTGCATAATAAGGAAATTATTGTAAATTTTCCTGTTGTATTAGATGATAACCGAGTTGAAATATTTACTGGATATCGCGTTCAACATAATAATTGGTTGGGTCCATATAAAGGTGGGCTGCGTTTTAGCGAAGAGGTTCACATGGAAGAATGCAAGGCACTGGCATTTTGGATGACAATAAAATGCGCCCTTCATAATTTACCGTTTGGCGGAGCAAAGGGGGGTGTCATGTATAATCCAAGAAAGTATTCAGAAAATGAAAATCGAAACATTTCGAAAGCATTTTGTGCCGCCATTTATACAAATATTGGGCCAACTCTTGATATACCGGCACCGGACATCGGAACGTCAAGTCAAACAATGGACTGGATGGTTTCCAAATATCAAGAGTTGAGCAATGTGTCGAACAAATCACAATTGGGCTGTTTTACGGGTAAAAGTGTGGATTGTGGAGGGTCCTTGGGGCGAAACCACTCCACCGGTTTGGGCGTTGCATTAACAATTGACTATTGGAATAAACATCACAAGGATTTTATAGATGATCCGTTGAAAACATACATTATACAGGGTTTCGGAAATGTTGGCGTTTGGACGATGCATTTTTTAAATCAGTTTGGTTACACGTGCTTGGCGGTTGGCGACCACACCGGATATTATAAATTCAATGACGCATCTAGCATGAACGTTGAAATGTTGAAAAAATATAATGCTGATAATCGAGGATTACTCAACGTGGAGAGTTCGCCTGCGTTTAAAGACGTTGAAAAAATAAGCGAACAAGATTTTTGGAAAATGAAATGCGACATTGTAATTCCAGCCGCGAAAGAGCTGCAAATAACAAAAGATGTTGCCCAAAATATCGGTTCAAGTTGCAGGCTTGTTGCAGAAGGTGCAAATGGACCGACAACTGCCGAGGCTGACGCAATATTGCTTGAAAGAAACATTGAAGTAATACCTGATGTGTTGTGCAACAGCGGAGGTGTCATTGTGAGTTATTTTGAATGGGTGCAAAATAATTCAAATGATTATTGGAGTTTGGATGCGGTTGAAGAACGTTTAAAAAAAATGTTACATAATACTTGCATTAGTCTATTTCATTTGAAGGACCAATATAAACAAGAGAAATACAGTAACAGAACTTTGGCTTATAAAATATCGGTTGATAATTTGTTTCATAATGCATAATATAAAATAATAGTTGTTTATAATCCCGTGCTACCAAACCCTCCTGCACCTCTCTCTGTTTTTACCAACTCTTCAACTTCTTCCAATTCATTTGTGAATATTCTCTCAAAAATCAACTGTGCAATTCTGTCGCCTGCTTTGATTGTAAAATCGTATGCCCCGTGGTTGAACAGGATAACTTTTATTTCACCCGTATAGTCGCTGTCAACGACTCCAGCGCCAACCTGGATTCCGTATTTGAATGCCAACCCGCTTCTCGGTGCAATTCTTGCATAACAGTCTTTTGGAACCATGATGGAAATGCCAGTGGAAATGGCGCACCATTTATGAGGTGGAATAGTTGCATCCACGGACGAACTAATGTCCAATCCGGCACTGCCTTCTGTGGCTCTTTTAGGTACAACTGCGTGCGAAACTAGTTTTTTCACTTGAAACATTATAGAAATTGAAAACTGAATTAATTATATAAAAGTATATAAATTTATATTTATACTTTTATATAACATATATATTTATTATACAAGTATTTTTTAGAATGGCGTTGGTTGTTGCAAGTTTATTACAAAGGGATGCGGTGTTGCGCTCGATTGGTGCTACAAATTCAAAAATATATGAAATTTTATCGGAATACATGTGCGGAGAGACGTACATTAAATCAAAATTAGAAACATTGGATATTATTTACAAATTGGAAGTGATTGAAAGTTATATTTCAGAGATTCCAGACACCACTGTTCATGAAAAAACAAGCATAAACAAAGCGTTGACAGGTATTCATGAAATGTGCACAAAATTGCATAATGAGTTGGACACAATTCTGAATAAAATAAAAATACACAATCAGAAATATTTTTATTATTTGAGGTCATTTGATGTTTCATCAGATTTATTAAACCTTGAAACCCATGTATACAATTTAAATCACAGGTTCAAAATGTTTTTAAGTCTGATGAATGCGAATGCGAATTCGAATGCAATGAATGTTCCAAAAATATAAGAGTATTATTTTTTTATATTAAAAATATTAATGAAAAATTTATTATACTTATTATACTTTCTGATTTTTTTAATTGATAATGGAGTTTTTTTTATAACTGGAGTATTTTTTTTTACAACAGGAGTTTCTTCCGCAACTGAAACGGGAGTAGCTTCTTCAACAACTGAAACGGGAGTAGCTTCTTCAACAACTGAAACGGGAGTAGCTTCTTCAACAACGAGAGTAATTTCTTCTGCAACTGCAACTGGAGTTTCTTCTGCAACTGGAGTTTCTTCTGCAACTGGAGTTTCTTCTGCAACTGGAGTTTCTTCTGCAACTGCAACTGGAGTTTCTTCTGCAACTGGAGTTTCTTCTACAACGAGAGTAATTTCTTCTGCAACTGCAACTGGAGTTTCTTCAACAACTGCAACTGGAGTTTCTTCAACAACTGCAACTGGAGTTTCTTCTGCAACTGCAACTGGAGTTTCTTCTGCAACTGCAACTGGAGTTTCTTCTACAACGAGAGTAATTTCTTCTGCAACTGCAACGGGAGTAGCTTCTTCAACAACGAGAGTAATTTCTTCAACAACTGCAACTGGAGTTTCTTCTGCAACTGCAACTGGAGTTTCTTCTGCAACTGGAGTTTCTTCTACAACGAGAGTAATTTCTTCTGCAACTGCAACTGGAGTTTCTTCTGCAACGGGAGCTTCTTCAACAACTGCAACGGGAGTTTCTTCAACAACTGCAACGGGAGTTTCTTCTGCAACTGCAACGGGAGCTTCTTCAACAACTGCAACGGGAGCTTCTTCAACAACTGCAACTGGAGCTTCTTCTGTAACTGCAACGGGAGCTTCTTCAACTACAGGAGTTTCTTCTGTAACGGGAGTAGTTTCTTCTGCAACGGGAGCTTCTTCAACAACTGCAACGGGAGTTTCTTCAACAACTGCAACGGGAGCTTCTTCAACAACTGCAACGGGAGTTTCTTCAACTACAGGAGTTTTTTCTGTAACGGGAGCTTCTTCTGCAACGGGAGCTTCTTCTGCAACTGAAGTTTCTTCAACAACTGCAACGGGAGTCGTTTCTTCAACAGCGGGAGTCGTTTCTTCTGAAACGGGAGCTTCTTCTGCAACGGGAGCTTCTTCTACTACGGGAGCTTCTTCTACTACGGGAGTTTCTTCTGCAACGGGAGCTTCTTCTACAACTGGTGTTTCTTCTGCAACGGGAGTTTCTTCCGCAATTGTAACTGGAGTTTCTTCCTCAACTGGATTCATAAATTATATATAAATTATATATATATTAAAATCTTTTGTTTATTTAAAAAATTTATACAAAATTATTTACTCTTAATATAGTTAAATTTGGAAACAATTAGACAAAATCAAATAAATAATAAATAAATATAATAATTTATATAAACATATGCATATATAAATATACACGCCCGCGTATATATTTATATGATAAATCAGCTCGAAGCGACCACACAAAATACAATCCAGCACCAAAATGATAGCAGCGACATCGCGGAAGCTGTAAACATAATTACAGCGTTGTATAATAAATACAGTAGTATGCCAAATGTTCAACAAAAATTGATTCATCATATTACAGATGTATTGCCGACGATTCTTGAAACGACTGTTCAACAGTATCAACAGAGAGAAGAGAGAAAAAAGTCACTTGAAGAAAAATCGGATGAATTTATTGAAGAATTTCTTGCAAAAACGCGTTATTTTTATCACTCTGGAACAGAGTTATTTTTTATTTACTCTGGTGATAAAGTGTATGAAGTTATAAAAGAGGACAACATTCAACACTCTATTTTAACAACCATTAGTGCAAGTCATAAAGATTTGATGCCATGGAAATATAAAATAAAAATACAAATTATAAAACGAATTCGAGAGAATAATATATTAAAATCTATACCAGAGTCAGAAACAATTCAAAATATTTTACGACTGCTTACGCCTGCGCTTTTTCACAACAAAGACACAGTAAAATACTTTCTTACTACCATTGGTGACATTCTTCATAAAAAAAATTCACTTCATTATTTCATTAATTCAAAAACATTTATTCCATGTATAAAGGAAATAAGTCAAGAGTGTTATAAATACTTTGGAATTAATTTATTGACTCATTTCAAATTTAAATACTATGAACATGCAAATGAAGAGTGCCGACTTATCAATGTGTGCGATTTATCAAACGGGTTTATTATTCTAGACGACTATTTCAAGTCGCACATTATTCCTCACATTATTGATTTGTTATGCGTTGCATCTCACTATTCAACGCGATACGTGTCTGCCGATTTATTTTTAGAAAAGTATTGTAATGACTATTCAGTAATAAATCATGCACTGTATTTAAAAAATAATACGAATCTCGAAATTGTGGCGAGGTTCATTCATGCAACAACAGAGGAATGTCCTGGATACACCATTACATATAAAAATTTGTTGTATTTGTGGAAGATTTTTATTGAGGAAGAGAATATTCCAAATATATTTTTTAATCATTCTCTCCAAGAGTTGCTGTCAACACATTATGAAGAGTTGAACTTGGACATTGACGTTATGCAGTTGCCGGATAACTTTGAAAATACAATTATAAAAAATAGAACAAGTAAACATTTACCATTTGTTTGTAGTTTTATGTCATTTTGGAATACATATATAATAGATTTGAATAATACAAAAAATAATAACGAAGAAGAAGACAAAGAAGAAGAATATGAATTAGAGTTGGAAGAGTTGTTGTCATTATTCAACAAATCAATCAAACGATCTGCGACGACGCTGTTGCATAATAACGTTTCAGATAAGATGTTGCTAGGACTCATAAAACATTTTTATCCAGACATCATCATTGAGGATGATAAGTATTTGATTCATGTGGGATGCCGATCAAATATATGGAATAAAAGAGCAGAAATCGAGGAATTTATAAAAAAATATAAAGAATCTAAAATAGAGAGTGCGAATGCGAATGTACACCCACTGACAAGTCAGTCACTATATACAATATACCAGTCTTATTGTAAGTATGCATTTGATAAAGAATATAAAATCATTAGCAAAAGATGGTTTGAAAAATATTTCATATCAGTTTATAATCATTATTTAATTGACACTGAAATAAATGCGAATATGAATATAATTGTTTCATCAAAATGGTTCAGTAAATAAAGTAAATTACATTAATATTTTATTTATTTCATGTAAAGACTATAATTCTCTCTTCTCTCTGATATAATTTGTAAAAATAGAAATATAAACTATCCATAGGGTTCGTTTCACAAAATTATTTTCCATCGGTTTTGTAAACGGGTGCATTTGACTTGGCGGCATCTGCAGCAGTTTTCGCATTATTCTTATTTGCTAAAAATTGAGCAGCTGCAGTTCGTGCTTGTTTAGGAGTCTGCACACATGGAATGGTCAACATGTAATTGTAGCTGATAGATGTAATAAGGATTCCTGTCAATAAATACCATATAAAGTAAGAAATAAGGTCTTTTAGTATAATATATTGTTTAAGTTCGAAAAATAACGGACTGCTCTCGGCAGTTACATTGTCATCAACCTGTTTAAGTCCGTCTTTGAATAATTCGACACTAATGCTTTTATTCCAGAAACCTACAAGGTTGTCAGTGTTCAGCGTGTTGATAACGGTAGAAGGATCGCTTAGTATATTTTTAATGACAATAAATGCATCTTTATCTTTCGCTTTTCCAGTATCATTCAATAACTTTTCTGTAAAAAGTGACGACACGCCGAAAACGCTTGCAATAGCATAGCCGATTGTATTCGAAAAGGCGGCAAGCCATCCAGGAAACATTGTCAGCAATAAGTTGAGTAAACCGAAAATAAGAACCCATGGAATAATTGTTGCAACAGCCGCGGTTCCAACATTGGAAGGACTGTTGCACATTTGTTTGGCTAAATATATATTCAAAATAAATTGGCTCACAAGGATTAAAATAAAATAAATAGCAAATAAAATTGTTGACTTATCAGGAAACATGTATTTCATAACAAAATAAACAGCTGTAACTCCAATATAAACAAAAATAGAGGTGGCTGGGTCAATCACTTGAGCCGCTTTTGAATTTGAGGTTAGAGATGTTAGAGAAGATGCGGCGGCAGCGGTTGCGGTTGCGGTTGCGGAAGCTGGCGCAGGTGTTGAAGAAGTATCGGTAGTAGTACTAGTAGTAGTAGTAGACATTTGCTTATTCTGTTTCTCTATTTAGTAAAAATATTATTTTATAATAATCTTTCTTTGTATTACAAATATATTAAATTTTATATATTGTGTGTAAAATTTAATATGAAAATATCTGTCACTTTTATAAAAGTAAAAACATCAGTTACACCTTACATAACCACAACCACAACCACCACATAGATTGATTCAAATGAATTTTTTTAGAATGGGTCATAGTCAAGATGACAAACCATTTTTAACTGAACCCGGCGTAAAGTCATTTATTAGTGGAGTGTTGAAAGGATGTCATCAATTAAAGTCGCAACACTACAATACAATATTCAATGTCTCAATGTTTGCATTATTTTTCATACTTTTAGGGGGTATTCTGTATTACAAATACAAAGGAAAACTTACTCCTGAAGAAAAAGAAAGAAGAAAACAACAAGAAAAACAATATATTTTAACAAAACTAAATAATGTATCTGCAACAATAAAAATGGATAGACAAAAAGGCAATATCACGCATGCTAATTTGATTACAGATTTACCTTCATGGTGAATGAATGAATATTGAATGATTATGTGATTATGTGGATGGTCAGTCATGGCAGTCATGGCGTCCAATCAATTTCAATAAACATTTTTTTGACTTCATGATAGTTGTACCCGTGAGGAAAATACGATTTTTCAATCCAGTTTATTTTACTATCAGGAAATACAACTTGAAGCTCTGCCAACAAATCTTGAATGAACTGTTCTCGAATTTTTGCTCTTTCGTTTGCATCATTTGTCAATTTCAATTGTAAGTTGTGGTACTCCAATGTTGACAGTTGCGCTTGTGACTGATAAATAAAATTACGCAATGTAGCACTAACCCACTCTTCTTCAAACGGAATAGAATACTTGAATGCAGTTTCAATGCAAAAATCAGAACCTGTATATAATCGCCCACTTACTTTATTTATTACACCATTGCATATTAAATTTACAACTCTATATAACTCTCTATTTTTAGGATAATTTTTAAGATATTCTTTTGTCATTGGTTTTATAACATTTTCCATGGTTTATGTGGTGATGTGGTGGTGATGTGGTGATATTTATTCGATTTTATTGAATATTTATTCAAAAACTATTGTGATGTATTTGTAAATCTTTAAATTATTTTAATAATTTTAAATTGTATCTATAGTTATATAAGCACACGATGACTACTGAAGCTGAAGAATCAAATGATGAAAAGATTATGAACTATTTTAGACTGAAACAAGACTATTTTGAAGAAAGAAAAAAAATAATTAATAATTTATATAAAAAACAGAAATTCATACAGTCGACAAATGAAAATAAAAGACTAGAAATAAAGCAAGAAATGCTTGAGTCATCTAATATTCGTTCTATTTTATCAAAAATGCAAAAAATAAAAAAAAGCCGTGGATTTAAAATGGGAAATACGCACAATCTTCAGGATTTGATTGAATCACAATTTAAAAAGGTTGAAGTAATGAAAGAAAATATTATCAATTTGAAGTTGGATTTGTTATTCAATTATAAATCTGAAGATGAGACTCTTGCTGAAATTACTGTAAAAATTCCTGAATTCAACAGAGAGCTTGAATTGTATAAAAAATATATTTCTGATTATGAAAATGTTGTTCATAACAAAGAACGACATGCACAGTTGATTCGCATTCGTGATGATATTCAAAGAATATTAACTGATATTGAAAAGCAAAAAGAAACTATGAGTCAAATTTCGGATCCTATAAAAAAGCTTGAAATTCTTCAAACTATTATTGAAATATACCAAACGTCACTTCAGTTCAATCCCGATTATCAGGAAGAAGGCAGAAAAAATGATGACGAAGGTGATGACGATGAAGCCGGGTCAAGACGAAAAAAAGAGACGGAAACCACTAAACAAATGAGACTCAAATACGCAGACTGTTCCTTGTATAAATTTCATCCTGATGATGATGAAGTATATCTCATACAAAGTCCTTTTACAATATCGCAACTTGAAGTTTCTATTAAGAAATAATGTATTAAAATTTAAATGTATTAAAATTTAAATGTATTAAAATTTAAATGTATTAAAATTTATTAAAATATTGATATTATTATTATTGTTGATATAATAATAATAACTGATAATAATAATAATTAATAAAATAATAATAATAATTGATAATAATAGTTGACAATAATGACAACAGTGGTGACAACTCCAAAAATAAATAACCCACAAAATTTTAGAGTTTCAAATACTTTAAGAACAACACGAAAACCGCACTATGCGACAAAGGCGGATACTGCATTTAACGTAGTTCCTGGCATGCATCGTCCAAATGCAAACGGTGTTCCATCCAATATAAATCAGGCTGATTTTATAGGACCGGAGTTTAAGGCGCGCCCGATAAAGCACTGGCGCAAGCAGCTAGTTCCCACAAATTCATCAACAGACAATTCTAGCCAAAAACGAATGGCGACGGTGCAGCTCATGGATACGCCGGGGTCAAGCGTGTATAAAACAAATGCAGAGTCATGCGAATGCATTGAAACAGGTGGGAATTCATTTCAAATAGCAGACTCCTATGCAGAAAATAAGTGTGATAAAGAAGAAAAAATTCAAAATAATGGTGCAATATCTATTCCGATACATTTTATCAGCACTCCAATTATAGAAGAAATTTTTCTTGATATTCCAGGGGCTGCCACCATTTATGACATTGTTTATGAAAACAATGAGCCAACTGTTCCGGATATTTATTTTGTTACTCCGATAACTCCGATTGCTGAACCAATTCCGGACCAAAAAGATGAAATTAACCCCGACACAAGTTATGAAATTATTACCAGCGTTTATGACACAGTGCGCATCTCGTGCAACCCTGAAAATAATCGAATCCGGTCAGGCATTTCCACGTTGAGCCAGTCTTATTATGAAACCACGACGGGTTATTTGCAGTCTAGGTGCAGAACTGCAGTTCAACGAATTTCGACTACCAAAAAACCAGGTTGTATATACTATCCTAGCGTAAATGATAATATTCCATTTGAATTTTTATACCCGATAGATGCGCAAAATGGCCCGCAAGTTTACGAGTCAAAGTATTGTACGAATCCAAAAACATATAATAACAATCTCCTCAATCGACCTGCAAATAATTATTGTAGTACAATCTATAAGCCAAATAACACACAGTTTGCGCGACAAGGTGCTGTTTCGGGAAGCACGCGTCTTCAAAAATTGAAAACAGACACGATAACAAGCAACGGATTTTCATTATATTCGGCATACGGAGCAACCATGGCAAATGCCGGCAATTTTCAGGGAACAAGTGTTTCAAATAATTATTTCGTTAAGAATAGAAGCTTTCCGCTTGAAGGTTTTATTCGCTTGAATAAGTATCGTGAAAATAAACAATTGGCATGCTGTAATTCTTAATTCTGTTCTTAATTCTGTTCTTAATTCTGTTTTTTTGAATTTGTTGTATTACTTGCTCACTGATACGTCCGTCGGTCGTCCGTCTGTCCGTCTGTCCGTCCGTCCGTCATATGTCATATACTTTTACTTCTTTCCCATCTTCGACTAAACCGAATCGAATTTTGTATGAAAATAAGTCATCTAATATGTTGCTTGAATTTCCTGCTCTGTTTATACTTTGCGCATCTTCAATTGAACACCCACCTTTAATAAAATTGACATTGGATATTGTTCCAATAGGTCCAGGCGTAATATTAGCTGATTCTCCAACACTGATTTGAATATTATTATTCGTAAAGTAATTCATGGATGAGTCAGTGTACGACACGCACACTGAATTGCTGGCACATGTGCTTTCTTTGGTGCTTGTTAGTGAAGTGGTCAGTATGATTGTGTTATTCAGTCTCCCATTTATAAACACATCTAAAGCGCGATTTTTATTTGTAAATCCAGTGTTCATATTATATATCGGTTTTGGATTTCCAGATGCATCTAAATAATTTTCATCTTCGACATAGTCATCGTCGCCGTTATAATTTAAAATCACATTTACTGATTCTTTGATTGGCAAAGATTGCGAGTTCCACATTATATTGTATGGACTTTTAACGCTAATAGAACTACTATAAACTAAGTTGCAGCTTGAATCAATATACAACTTGAATATATTTACTTGTGGTGTTGAACTATTATTTTCAAGCGATATGACATTAAAATTTGCACTTGCATCTGTTGGCACCCATGAATTTATATTCATCCAAAAAGATATTGCAAAAGCACCTCTGTTCAACAATTTATCAGGTGGAATAGATATCGGTGAAGAATTATTTGTATTCAAAATGGACTGTGAAGATGTTGTTAGCGCGACGCTTTGTTTTTCTTGCATGTAAAATGAAACTGAAATATAAACAGCAAAAATAAAAATTACAAGCAAAATAATATAAAATATATTTATTTCTTTACCATAAAATAACATTTTATTAGAGATTTATAACTATAATTTTATAATATATTAATTATAGTTATAATTTATTTTATTTATGATAATTTAATAAATCAAATATTAAATATCGAGTTTAGATAATTCCACGTTGTCTTTCACAAAAGCGAAACGAACTTTGTATTTATTGAAAAAGTCGGTAACAGAACTTCCAGTTCCACTTCCATCTCCGCTAGAATAAATGTTCCAAGCATCCTGTGGTCCTGTTGGTTCGGGGTTAAATGTTACATTTATTAAACCAGTAATTCCACCACCTACATCATAACTTCCACTAGGTAAAGAATATGTTGCTGACAAACTTGTTGTGCTGACAAGTTTTCCGTTGAGATAAATGTCTACTGCGTTACCATTATTAACAGACACAATAATACATACCCATGTCTGAAGTGGTATGTTTTGCACTGATGTTGGTTGAGTGCTGCCATTTCCTATAGAGAGGTTCAAAATATTATTATTGCTATCTAAACTTAAATTGAATCTAGTTATATCTTGCGTCCCCCCTGTGTTAGAAACAATATTTTTTGATGTTGTTGGTGTTTGTGACCATTCACTTACGTAAAGCCAAGTAACAAATGAGAACGAACTAGTATTTACTGGAACATTAATACTTGTCTTACTTCTTGCATCTTGATGACCAGTCGAAGCAACTGAAGATGAAGAAGAAAGCATTGTCCAAACAAAATAAATAATAATAATTAAAAGTATTACTATAATAACCGTTGTAAAAGAGAAATCCATTACTGTTCTATGGTAGTAGTGAGAAATAAAACTAACCTATATAATTTGTATTAGATATTATTATTATTAATTATATTTTTTTTATTGAAATAATTAATAAATATTATGTTTTTTATTTTTTTTTATTTTTTTTTTATTTTTATTATTTCTAAATGAAACGATTTTATAATTTTTGAATTTATATCGTCAAGTTAAAAGTTTGGAGATAATGGCGGATTCAAGTTTTTGTGTGTGTTGTATATCCACGAAATTGCGTCACTGCCTAAAGGATTTCGAAAGTACATAACATTACATGCTTGGCCGTATATACCTTTATCTTTTCCTACAGTTAAATTTGTCATAACATTTGGAAAAATATTTGATGTTGTTTTTTCTAATTTATTGTTTAAAAATACGTCCATAATGCCATTATTAAAATTTATAAATAAGTGATTCCATCTTTGCAAAGGAATTGACGGAATGGTCGTTATAGGAGTACTACCTGTAACGCTAACCACGATTGCATTTATTGCATTGCCACTTGCATCAACTGGGTTGTAACTTATGGTCGGACTTCCTGAAAAGTTCAGTATACTTACACCAACAGTACTTTTAGTATAACTTGAATTTGTATTGAGAGGTTGAGGGTGAATATAAAACCATGCAGACAGTCCATAATTATAAATCGGCTCGTTGTTGATTACACTATCTACAAGAGATGGCGTCAGAGCGGATGTACTGTTGTTGTTTGAATCTGAACTACTTGCTTGTAATGTATTTGACACATTAAGAGGCAGTACACTGTCCACTATAACTTCGCCGTTATGATTAATAACAGCATCAAAAGCTTTTGGAAGAATAAATAATAACGCAATTAGTATGATTTCAATAATAAGAATAATAACATAGGTCCAGCCTGTCGTCTGTGCTAGTTTCAACTCTGTTTTAATTGAATCAACGAAATTCAAACACAAACAAGGTAAGTAAATAAGCATTTTAAAAAGTAAGCTTGACCATGTAGGTGGTCCAGAAATATAACCTGGTGCTTCTGCGCCAATGAATTTGACAATCATGGTAAAAATGCCAATAAGTATTGCAATGTTTATGACAAAAAGAACCGTATTTGCAATCACGGGAACATTATTGTAAACGTGTAAAATTGCAAGAATGATTCCTAGGACGATTCCGATCAACACTGTGTATTTTAAGAATGATGTTATAAAGGGCACAAATGCTTCAAATCCCATTGCAAGCAATGACAAAAGTGCAAACCCGATGAATAAAAAGATGAATAAGAAAATAGATTTGTTGTCAGATACGATTTGAAACGGTTGTTTTTTATAAATATATACAACTAGGGCTAAATACATGAAAAAAATGATTAACATTGAATTTTTTACAATTTGTGTTAAGAATCCTTTGATGTTGTAGCCGCATATGAAGTTGGCAATTTTTTTGATTGACTCCCATATACCTGACATTGATGATACTGACATGTCATTAAAAAAATTATTGACCTCCTGAGTCACGTTTACACCTTTTACAACCACTTTATACAGCAAGTGAAGCATTAGTATTCCAAGAATCGAACACATAATAATTGCTGCAAGTTTATTCAAGAAAAATAGTGAACAAGCTAATAATAATAAAAAAATGATGACTACATAAATGTTTGGTATTCCGATATACTTGAAAAATCCTGTAATTATAAATGTTATAATTATTGCTACTAGAAATGTCCAGTCATGAATGATGTTATGAATATAACCATATAATAATCCGGCTATTATTAAAATTATTATTAAATACATAATATAGTAGACAGTTGTAGAAAGTACCATTTTATTTTACTTTTGTTTTAGATTATGTGTGTTTGAATTATGTGTTTGGTTTGATGTTTTATATAATATCTTTATAATATACTATATAAAATAAATGAATAAAATTAATATTTGAAACATTGTCTATTCATTCAATAAGAATATGCGTCAAATATAATACCAAATAATATTAAATAAAATATAATAACCCATTTCCAACCATATTTTTTTCTTATAAATTGAAATAATACATCTAAATAGCTAACAAAAAAAAGACATAAAATTCCAAATAAAACATAAATTATGTTATTAACTTCAGTACTATGAATATTATTTTTTTGTTGTTGTGTTATATATGTTACTGAAGAGTACAAGGAAATTATAAATATTGTTAAGATAGATACATGCAGTAAGATGGTAGACACCGGTAGTCTAATAAATTCCACTATTATATTTATTAATTCTGTTCCAGTTTCATTTTGTTTTATAAATAACAATATCAACGTCAATAATCCAATTAATGTAAATATTCTATTCACAACGTCATCCTTCTCATCCTGAAAAAAATCTGATATTTTTGAATGACGAAAAAATACAATCACCCATGATATCCAACACAGTAAATAAATAACCACGGAAAATATACTGAGTGGCAACTTTGGGTCAATCAATAAAGAACTCGGTAGTAGTTGAAAATATTTTGATACATTCTTTGTTGACAACCAAATAAAAAATGCTGTTAATGAAATAAAACATGCAAATGTGATATGTGCGGCATATGTCCAACAGATTGTATTATCAATGCGATTGTTACAACCGTTGCTTAAAGTATAAATATAGTAACTATATATTCCAATGAATAAAACAAATGTGGCAAATAGTCCATACAATATTTTTTTACCAGTGGATTGGTCACGGTAGGCTGTAAAAATTCCCACTAAAATGGGAAGAAGTATAGTTAAAGCTGCTGCAGAAATTAATGAAAATTTGCTTTTGTCTGGATTTTCTTCAATATCATAAATTGCTTTTATCAACCAGTAAAATACACCAACCCACGTAATATATGTTAGAATTGGAACAAAATACGTTTGTAATAGTGTGGAAATACTGTAATTTGTTATGTTCAAGTTAAAAACCTCATTGTAACGATATGTCAGTCCGATTGCAACAACTAATAGGGCAGTAAATAGACCACCTATCCATATATCTTGAGAAAGGTATAAAAAAACATTTATAATAATACATCCGACTACAACTAAAGATAATATAGTTATAGTAGACATTGTAGATTCACCAGGATTCATTGAGTTCATTTAAAATATTTTTGTTAAAACGAAATATATTTATTTATATATATAAATTATTATATTTTAATAACCACAACCACATAATAACCACCGGTAGTATTAAAAATTCTCAAATGCTGTTTTTTTTCCGTGACAGTCTCGACACAATGCCACTAAATTATCCACTGCATTAGAACCACCGTGTTCGAGGCGAATTTTATGGTCCACTTCAAACCAACTAGGTAGTTGTCGTTTGCAGTCGCCGCATCTCCACGATTGTTGGGCTGCCACGAATTTCTTTTTCGATTCGCTCACACTTCGTTTTGTGGCTTTTATTCCGCCGCCACCGCCGCCACCGCCGGTCCCTGAATTTCCTCCCGAGCTCATCATTTTATTTATATTGTATTGTTGTCGCCTAGATGTAGAACTGGACCAGTCTTCTGCTTCGTCGTCGTTATCACCCGCTGCTCCTTTGAAAAATGCGCGTTTATTTGTCATATCGAAAAATGGTGTCAACATGTCCGCTGATTCTCGACTAATCGGCATATATTTAATCAATTCATTTGCATGATGCATTATTGTCTGAGAATTTGCCGGGTTCTTTTTTAAAAATAAATACATGGATAATCCAAAAAATCCAAATGTTGCCATTTTAATATACTTTCGTGCGTTTGCCGTTTCAACCATTTTAAAATATTTTCCATCATAATAAGTATTTAAAATTAATGCGGCGGTAATAATAAAAATAATGAACTCAAATTTGAATTTCATACTTGTGTGCGTATTGTATAATTAAACTTTTATAATAATTTTTTATTATAATTTATATTTTTGTATAAATTAAAATATTGTAAATTTTATTTTATTTTTTTATTTTTTTTGTTTATTTTTATTTTTTTATTTTTTTTGTTTATTTTTATTTTTTTATTTTTATTTTTTTATTTTTTTTTTGTTTATTTTTTTTTTTGATTTTTGAATTATCTCTCTTCTCTCTAAAATGAGCCATCGTAAATCCATACAATCCTAAACCGAGCAATTCATACATCCATGTTACTTTTGGAAAAAAACTTGTATTCAGGGTTCAAGAGAGAAGAGAGATAAAATAAATATTAAAAAAATAAATATATATAATTTATTTCAAGTTAATTACGTCTAGTCTTGTTTGTAATTTTTAATGCAATCCACTTGTAAACGCCATTTTTATCTTCGACTGATTTAAAGAACTTTCCATTATTACCTTTTTTTGTTTGGTTTTTACATTCGTTGGCAGGAAAAGGAGGGGACGACCTTGTCGTATATTTTTTCTGGGTCTGTTTTACACATTTTGATTTAGCAGCCGGCATTATTATTGTTTGTATATATAATGTTTAAGAAAAAAAAATTAGGGCGCACACAATTTGCACCCGAGGGTTCCTCCACTCCCTCAATCAATATGAAATCTACAAAAGTATTTGACTAAATTCGGGGGGTGGCATACTTGGCGTTGTGGGCAGTAGCGGAATGTATGCATACGGCTCGACGATTTGAATGCAGTTGGAGTATGGTTTTGTTTGGGTGGGAGGCACGTGCATTTGGCCGAATGCATCATTCGTGTATGAAATCAAGTCAGTTGCCAAATACTTGCCAAAGTCATCCGACACATTCTTTTGCGTGTTTTTGAAAGTGTCCATGTGGTCAGTGTATGTGTCACGCGTGATAATGCTGCATGGAAGTCCGCGGTCTGTACGAGTCAAGTATGCCAGCAGAATGAACAGGTCATCGTTCAACTTTAAACCCGACGGAGTTGTAATGAAAGTGATACCATCTTGTTTTTCAAGAATTTTGTTCACATCTGGGGCATATGTCGGGTTCAGTTTGACGTTGGTGTGCGATGCGTGAATGACAACAAGCGGCGAATGCCCGCGCGTTTTCAACAAGTCAATCATTTTGCGCAAATCATTTGGATTGGGCTGACCATTTCGCGAGTGTAAAACGCTTCCACCGTCAACTATAATATCGTAAGCGGCGAAAGTTTTTTGCAGGGTTTTCAAAATGTCGTGAGGAAGGTGACTTTTCTTTTTTTTCTTTTCATCTTCCGCAATGGCTTTCGTCACGTTATTCTCGATGACTTTCATGATTTTTTCGATGTAGTGACCGCAATTTTGAAGCGAGTAGCGACGCAGAGTTGAAGACTTCTCAAATTCAGATTTGGTTCCACCTGCATCATGCAGAAATTTGCCGTCCAAGTGACGAAGCAACTGGGTCAAGCCGTTTTCAATCATGAATCGAATGTCTTTTTGTTCCAACAATGCGAAATCGACATATGTTTCAAATAAATGAGCGCTGTACGCTGGGTCACCTTTGTAAACCATCAACTCAAAATAGTCACGCTTCATCGATAGGCGACCAAACAATGATTCAATCAATGCATTGTCGCTTTCTTGAATTGCAAATCGCAACGTCATGGTGATAATGCCCTTTTCTCGTGTGGTTGCAATCAATGTAGAGTTGTCATCAACAATTTTGCGCATTTCATCGCTGCGTTTGTTGCTGAGCGCATCATTCATTTGTTTTTGAAGAAGCATAAGCTGTTTTTTGCAAGCTTCATGCCCTTGTCCTTTTTCTTTTCCCTTTCGTCCTTGTCCTCCGCCGCATGCTGCTGCTGCTGCTGCTGTTACTGTTGTCATGTGCTGCTGACTAGCAGCAGTATCCATAATCTCTGAAAATCTTGTAAACTACAAAAAATAAAAATATATATTTTTTTTTCAATTTATATTTTTTTCAATACTTATTTTTCATGAAGAGAAATATAAAGTTGAAATTATAATAAAGGTTTTTTTTTATTATAATATACAAATACAAATAATAATGGAAGAAGAAGTTCATAAAGAAGAAGAAGAAGTTCATAAAGAAGAAAAAGATGTTCAAGAAAATAAATATTTATTTTATACTCAGTATTATTTGATTACAGGAGTTTATCATGTTGTAAATGTTGTGAGTAGTTTGTTGAATTATACTGCGAATTATTCATCTGAAATAAAAGAATATTTAGAAGATAAAGTTTTGGTTCAAAAAACAAAAATGAATGAAATAGTGAATGCAAGTGCAAATGTAAATAAAAAAAAATATGAATTTGATGAAGATGATTATGTTATAATTAAAATGCGAAAAAAAGTGGCACCAAATCCTGTTTTTGCTATTGATGCTCCTGATGCTCTTCCTGATGCTCTTCCTGATGCTCTTCCTGATGCTCTTCCTGATGCTCTTCCTGATGCTCTTCCTGATGCTCATAACATACATGCAACTGTGGATGCAATTGTAAATGACATTATAAACAATGCGGTTAATATTGTTGTTGCGAAAAAATCATCTTGCGCTCCTTATGTGGAACCATCACTCTATGATGATAATGATGACGGCATGCCTCACCACAAAAGTTCTATAATCACCTCATCGTATTATGCACAATTTGTGTAAACTCCTCCCTCACTCATTCATTCTAATGAAATCAATGAAAAATTAATGAAATGAATTCGTAATCGAGTTAGTTAATTTTTTAACATTAATTTTTTCATGACCATTGACCATGATTTGATTGGTAAATATCGATAAAAGTCGCGCCAGGAAATTGAAATACTTTGTCGTGTTGACGTGTTGAATGATTCTAGACTCTTTTACAACTGAAAAAAATATATTGTAGCAACACATAACTCCCCATATGTCGCAATTGAATATGTATACTTCAGTAAAATATTTAGCATATTGAAATTTGGGGATTCCGTCTCCTGATGCTGTGTCAAAGTCGGTAAAATGAATCAACACGTCAGTAATGTATGCGGATGCATACCTGTGGTATGTTTTCTCAATAACTTTACTGTGAAAATCATCGGATTCGAATTCGGATTTGTAATATTGTTCATCTTGATGGGAATGGGTCATGTAATGTTCTTTATAGGTGAACGCGGCAATAAAAAATCGTTCAATATGCGAGTAGTGTCCAATATCTTTAAATTTCAAGTACTGTGAAAGTGCAAACGAGGAGAGTTCTTCGCGAAATGAAGGAGATGATGGATTATTATGCATTTTTAAAAACCCACTATAACTTATCATAAAATCTGATGTAAAAATGATGCTGCTAAATGGATTCGATACAGAAATATACCTATTTATAATAATTTCTGGGATAGGATTATGTGATGTTGATATACCTGATATTCCCCAGTCAATAATGGTTGGTCTTGGGTTTGTTTTTGATGAACTTATTAAAATGTTATCTTCCTTGATGTCATTGTGAATTACGCCTACTCTGTTCATTGGGACAATGGCATTTGTAATGAGTTCTGACATCATCTTGTTAAAAAGAATGATTCGCGCATTGGTTAGCTCTGCGTTTGATAGCCACTCATTAATCGAGACTCCGGCGTTCGGCATATTTATCAATCGCAAATTTTCAATATTTGCATTTATATTTGACTCATATACATCATTATTTGTGAAATTTGAACACATGCTGTCAAACCCTTTCAGGTCGCGCTTTGGTATTTTTGCAGGCGAACAAATCTTTGATTTCGTCAAAAGGAAATACTTGTGAGACTTTGGAATACGCTTTAAAGCATTATAAAACAAATGAATATTATCCATCTCTAACTTTGCATGTTCTTTGAATAATAATTTTGATATACCCGACCTCTTATTGAATTGACTTGAATTCCTTCGTGTTTTATTTTTATTTTTCGATTTACATTTCAACTGTGGTTTAAATACGCAACTAAATCCTCCTGGATATATTGGAATTCCTCCGGTCATATACATTTTTCTTTTTTTCGTTATTGACATTTAATTTTTATTTATTGTTTTGGTGAATTTAATATTTGGTTTGCCTATATTAAAATAATAATATATAAAAATTGAACTTCAAGATATATATAATATATAATTTATATAAAAAACATGAACAACCAAATTTCTGAAGATATCAAGAATTACCTTTTGAAACATGGACAGTTGGAGGCTCAAATGGTCGACCAACCTACCTATCGGGACAAATTATCTCCTTGGATTATAAAATATCTGAGCCATTGTAAAAATTAATTTGATTTACTCATATTGTATTTAATAAATCCCAAAAATAACATTACAATAATGATAAATACAATTTTTTGCCAATGTTTGTATCTTTCTCTCGCGACAACGTGTTTAGGTTTATAGTTATTGTAATAAATTTCTAAAGCATCATGAAGGGATATTTCTTCTTTATTCAACAAAACATTGATTCGATTGTGTATAAAATGAACCCACTTAATGAACGAATCTCTGCTGTCGAGATATGGAGTAACTGGAAATGTGTCTAATAGTTTACTAAAACTATTGCCGATTGCACTGGATGGCATAAACAATGGTAAGTTTTGAATAAATTCATAGTACTTTTTTTTTGTAACATCGTTGGGATTTTTAGGATAGGATGTTGCGATTGTGAGTAACACAAACCAGTAGTGCGGACCCCATACGTTAGGGTCTAAAGTGGTGGTTGTGGCTGTTGGTGTGGCTGTGGTTTTCATATTTGGTAATGGTTGGTTGGTTGGTTGGTTGGTTGATTTGTGTTTGTATTCAAACAATATAAAAAGATTTTATCTTTTACATATAACTTATTATCCGTTATAAAATAATATTTAACAAAGTAAAAACTAAAATAAAATTAGGTAAACATGCAAAAGTTTGTTCATAACGATGGTAACAACAGCGGTCACGGAAATGGAAATTATTGTAACAACTGTGGTAAAATTGGTCACATGTATTCAAATTGTAGTGTTCCCATTACGAGTATAGGTGTCATTGCGTTTCGAAAAACGAGCGAGTATCAAAAAATGGAGGAAGAAATGAGTGAAAAAGAGTGTGAAGAATATGATAATAAGTATGAGTATTTGATGATTCAAAGGACTGATAGTTTTGGTTATGTAGAATTTATTCGCGGAAAATATTCACTTTATAATTACCAGTATATCAAAAATATTATTGATGAAATGACAATATATGAAAAAAATGACATATTAACAAAATCGTTTGATGAATTGTGGTCGTCACTATGGGGTGAGTACTCTGGAATACAATACAGAGGAGAAGAGCAGGTTTCGAAGAGTAAATTTTTACAGTTAAAAAATGGTGTTGAAATGTCGTCGGGTGTAAAATATAATTTAGAAAGCATTGTTTCGTCGTCAACAACAAATTGGGAAACGGCAGAGTGGGGATTTCCGAAAGGACGGAGGAATCATCAAGAAAAAGATTTAGACTGTGGATTTAGAGAGTTTGAAGAAGAAACAGGATATGACAAATATTGTTTGAAACAGATAAATAATGTGGTTCCATTTGAAGAAATATTTATCGGGTCAAACATTAAGTCATATAAAAATAAATATTATTTATCATACATGAGCAGAGAGACTTTACAAAAAAATGATTATCAAAAGTCAGAAGTAAAAAATATGAAGTGGTTATCATATGAAGAATGCATGAAAATAATCCGACCATATAATGTTGAAAAAAAAAATATAATTACAAGTGTTAACAATACTTTGAATAAATTTATGATACATGCGGTATGATTTGAATGATTAAATGTTGTATTTATTGTTGAAAAAAATGAGTATAAATCTATAATATATTATTTGTTTATATTATAGATTATCATTTTCAAGTTATTTAATTTTGTATAATTATACACATTTATGGAAAGTGAAGCAGCAGCAGCAACAGCAGCAAGCGGGGAAACATTTTGTAAATACAATGAAGAAACCGAAAGGTGTATTTACAATCCTGATGTAAATGCCACGTCGCATGACGAAGCATGTTATAAAACTGAAAAAAATCGATGTGCTTCAAAGAAAAAGAAAATGATGAAAATTAAAATAAAATCGAAAAAGGCGAAAAAGGCGAAAAAGGCGAAAAAGGTAAAAGAGGCAGCAACAGCAGAACTAGCAGCACCAGTAGCAGCAGCACCAGAAGAAACCGGGGAATTATTTTGCAAGTACAATGAAGAAACCGAAAGGTGTATTTACAATCCTGATGTAAATGCCACATCGCATGACGAAGCATGTTATAAAACTGAAAAAAATCGATGTGCTTCAAAGAAAAAGAAAATGATGAAAATTAAAATAAAACCGAAAAAGGCGAAAAAGGTAAAAGAGGTAAAAGAGGTGGCAACAGCAGAACCAGTAGCACCAGTAGCAGCAGTAGCAGCAGCACCAGGAGAAACCGGGGAAACCGGAGAAACCGGGGAATTATTTTGCAAGTACAATGAAGAAACCGAAAGGTGTATTTATAATCCTGATGTAAATGCCACGTCGCATGATGAAGCATGTTATAAAACTGAAAAAAATCGATGTGCTTCAAAGAAAAAGAAAATTATGAAAATTAAAATAAAACCGAAAAAGGCGAAAAGGGTCATTGGTGAAGAGCAAGAGGAGGAGGAAGTGGAAGTTGTAGAAGAAGTGCAAGCAAAAAAAAAAATAAAAATAATTCCACGCAAAAATGAAATTTCAGGTGTAAGTGTTTCTTCTAGTAATGATTTTCTTTATCCCGATTTAAATGATGAAAACTTCAACATAAAAATATCAGAAAAAAAAGAATTTTATGATACAATGAATAATGAAAAAATTTACAGAAATAAAGAACTGGAAGAACATGCTGATAAAATGTGCAATGCAACATACGAATTGCAACCACACCAATACTTTGTAAAAAATTTCATGTCATTTCAAACGCCATACAATAGCTTGCTCTTGTATCATGGTCTAGGTTCCGGAAAAACGTGTTCTGCCATCGGAGTATCTGAAAATATGAGAGAATATTTGAATCAAATGGGAATAAAAGAAGAAATAATCGTTGTTTCAAATATCAATGTGAAAAATAATTTCAAAAAGGAATTATTCGATATTAATAAATTACACAGAAATGAATCAGGAAAATGGACAATAAACGGATGCACTGGCAGTAAGTATTTGAAAGAGATAAATTTACATTTGTTTGAAATTGATCAAGAAGAAATTGGGAATGCATTAGAGGAAGAAAAGATTAAATTAAAAATAAAAAAACAAATTGGTAAAATAATAAAAAAATCATACATGTTTTTTGGATATCAAAAATTTTCATCTATTATAAGAACTTTGATTAGTGGTGAAGGAATTATACAAAAATCTAAAATTGTGAATAAAGAGGACGAAAAGGGTAAAAAAAATGCTGAAGAAGAGGAGGAAGAGGAGGAAGAGGAGGAAGAGGCTGAAGAAGAGGAAGAGGAAGCGGAAGAAGAGGAAGCGGAAGAAGAGGAAGCGGAAGAAGAGGAAGCGGAAGAAGAGGAAGCGGAAGAGGAAGAGGAAGCGGAAGAGGAAGCGGAAGAGGAAGCGGAAGAGGAAGAAGAGGAAGAAGAGGAAGAAGAGGAAGAAGAAGCGGAAGAAGAAGCGGAAATAAAAATCAAAATAAGTCGTGAAGGAATAAAAAAAATGAGAAAATTTTTTAATAATAGATTAATAATTATTGATGAAGTTCATAATTTGAAATCTAACAATAAAGATGCAGCTTATTTGATGAACCTTGTAAAATATGCAGAAAATTTGCGATTATTATTTTTATCGGCAACGCCAATGTTCAATGATCCAAAAGAAATTGTATGGCTTTTGAATTTAATGAGAGTAAATGACAGACGCCCTCGCATCCATTCAAGCGACTTGTTTGATTCTAATAATAATCTATTGGTTGTTCAAGGAAAAGAGGTTGGCAAAGAAAAATTAAAAGAGGCATCTATTGGATATATATCATATGTGCGCGGTGAAAATCCGTATACATTTCCATATCGAATATTTCCATCGCAATTTTCTAAAGAAAATGCATTGAAACAGCAAGAGGTTTATAATGGAGAAAAAAAAATAAGAGGAAGCATTTCTTATCCCAAGTTTACGTTTGACGACAAAACAACGGTTCCTGGATTAGAACATGTAGATGTGTATGTTACCCATATTGGAAAACATCAAAATGAGATATACGAGAGAAAATTGAAAAAAATGGAGGAACACGAAGAAAGGAGAGTAAATATCGGAGATGTTGACCCGAAAAGTGACATTATGGAAGAGTACAATGAGATTGGCGATATTGGTGATAACAGTGCGCTTTCAGGATACACAATCAATGACTTGATATCATTTCGACAAATTTTGAATATGACATACCCATTCAAGAACGACGACGAAGAAGAAGAGTTTGAATACACGTATGGAGAGAAAGGATTATTGAATGTAATGAAAAAAGAAAAAGGTCAGTATGTATATAAAAATTCGAAAAATCGAATATTTTCACCAGAGCAAATTGGAGAATACAGTTCAAAAATAAAATCCATATGTGATAATATTGTTTCAACTTATAATAAAAAAGTACCGTCTAAAAGTACCTTTTGTGAAGGGATTGTGCTGATATACACTTATTTCATTGAGAGTGGAATAATTCCAATGGCGCTTGCGTTGGAAGAATTGGGATTTACAAGATACAAAAATGAAAATGTGTCATCAAAATCATTTTTTTCAAATAGCGTTTCAATAAAATCAAATGGACTAAAGTATGCTTTAATTACCGGTAATCAATACATTTCACCGAATAATGACGCAGAAATCAACGCACTTCGTTCCGATAAAAATCTCGACGGTTCGATGTGTAAAGTTGTTATTATTTCAAAGTCAGGGTCAGAAGGAGTTGACTTGAAAAATATTCGCCAAATACATGTCATGGACCCCTGGTACAACATGAGCGCAGTTGAACAAATTATAGGTCGCGGAGTTAGAACATGTAGCCATAAAAATTTACCTTTTGATAAAAGAAATGTTCAAATTTTTTTACATGCAACTATTTTGAAAAGCGGAAAAGAATCAGCAGATTTAGCAATGTATCGCTTTTCTGAAACAAAAGCAGTTAAAATGGGAATTGTTAGCAGAATTTTAAAAGAATCTTCCGTCGACTGCATCTTAAATATAAATCAGAGTAATTTTACAGAGAAAAATATTGACACCGAAGTTGAGTTAACACTATCAACTGGAAAAAAACTTAATTATAGAATAGGCGACAAGCCATTTACATCAACATGCGACTATATGAAAAGTTGTCAGTATACATGCACTCCAAACGCCAATTTGAAAGAGCAAGATGTCAATATGGGGACATTTAATGAAACATTTATTTTGATGAATGTTGAAAATATTATTAGAATCATAAAATCTGCGTTCAAAGAGAGACACTTTTACACAAAAATAGATTTAATTCACTTTATAAATCGTGTCAAAACGTATTCGGAGTTACAAATTAATTTTGCACTCACACAGATGATAAGTGATAAAAACGAGTATATTTCGGATTGTTATGGAAAATACGGAAATTTGATAAATATTGGAGATTATTATCTTTTTCAACCCGTTGAATTGAATGATAAAACCATTAGTGTATTTGAACGAAGCACGCCCATCCCTTTCAAACGCGATAAAGTTAATGTAAAAGTTGAAAACGTTGGTGCATTACGGGATGGGGATGGCGAGAGAGAAAGCGACACTGGGAGTAAAGAAGTAAAAAAAATCAAGGAGTATGAATATGTAAAAAATATTATTTCAAATGTTTCATACACATATAATTTAGCTATAAATACAGTGCTGAGTAAAAAAATAAAAAATGATATAGCGGATGCACAAGATCCAGTATTGAAATTAATTTCAGGCGCAATACCAATGATATCGAGAGATAGAATATGGTATATTTATTGCAGCGAAATGATAAATGTAATCGAAAGAGTCATACAGCTAGATGAAGTGTACTGGTACGTTTTTATTCATGTAATGGACCGTTTGACATTCAATGAAATGAATACGTTGATCATTCATTTAAATGAGATAGAGAATATTTCAAAAAAAATAAAAGATGAAGCCAGTTCGAAAACGAAGATAGCATATGAAGAGGCAAAATATGTGGCAGATACATTTGCTCCGACATGCGCTAAAAACATACTGAAGTATTTCAACAGGTTTGTTACAAAAATGCAAGGTGAGTCTGGTGCATACATGTTTGTTCCTTTAAAAGATGCACCTGCTACTGTGTCAAAGGATATTTCAATATTTTATAAAAAAAATGAAACAGATGAGTGGAGTCTTTTTAATCAAAGTGAATTGACGAGCGATGAGCGTAATCAGTTAACCAGTAAATTCAAAATTGATAAAACAAATTTTGCGCAGTTTTTGGGATTTACGCAGTTTATAAAAGATGGTGTTGCATTTAAAGTGAAAGAAAGTCAAAATCGCGGAAGTGTGTGTAGTACATCTCCAACAAAAAAACGCACGCTACAAGACATTTTGGAACAATATAAATTTGAACACTCTATCGATATACCTCAAAATCTCACACAAATCACATATTGTATATTACAAGAAATTATTCTCCAATTTTATAATCACATTAAATTAAATAATAAAAGATGGAATCTTCATATGGTTGAAGCAATATACTCTATTTAGTTGTCAAAAAACTGAATTGATTTTTTTATGATTTTGTAATTTTATGATTTTGTAATTTTGTAATTTTGTAATTTTATTTTTTGTTTATTAAAAAAAAATTAATAAATAAAAAAATTGAAAAATATAGAGAATATAAAGAATATATAATAGAGTATATTATATATACTGTATAATGTCGTCGTCGTCATCGTCAAGTATACAAAAAAAAACACCAGAAGAACCTGACTTGTATTCAAAAACAATATTGACAACAAAGGTTGTGATTCCGTTCATTCTTGTTGGTTCAAATGTGGAAACGACTATAAAAAATACAATTTCTAATAAAGTGGAAGGTAGGTGCATTGTTGAAGGATATGTAAAGCCGGAATCTGTTCGCATCATAAAGTTCTCAAGCGGAACACTTTCAAGTAAATATATTGAATTTGAGGTTGTTTATGAGTGTAGCATTTGTTGTCCGGTTGAAGGTATGCGAATCTGCTGTTATGCGAAAAATATCACACAGGCAGGTATACGAGCTTTTACAAGTTTAGACGAGAAAAAGTCGCCCGTAATTATATATGTATCGCGCGACCATCATTCATCTAACTCACAATTCAATTCGGTAAATGAAAAAGACTTTATTTGCATCCGCGTAATAGGTCAGCGTTTTGAATTAAATGATAAACAAGTATCAGTGATCGGCGAGCTCGTTCCCAAGGGTGCAGAACCTGTGAAGAAGAAAATTATTATTACTAAACGGGCAGCTAACGCCCCTCTTTAACTCCCGCTCCCTCCTCCCCTCCCTTCAAGTAAGCGACGTTTGAAGAAGGTTGGTAAAATTGTCAGATGTTGGTTTTGCTTCAAATTCGACAATGTCTCCTGGTCCTCGTTCTAATTTAAAAGTGGGATATCCTTTTATATTATAATCACTTGCAAGTTTTTTTCCTTCATTTTCATCATCACAGTCAACACTTTTGAATACTACGTTATAATTGCCAAACTTTGAATTTTGGTTATTTTTTACAAACTCTTCCCAAATGGGTTTAGCTGTTTTACAATGCGGACACCAACTTGTTCCAAACATGTAAAGTGTGGCAGTTTTATCATTTTCAGTAGATGGAGCATTATCTCCCATTCCAGATGCATAACCTTCCAATGAAGAGCCCAAATATGAACTTACATATGTTTTATAAACATATACGCCAATCCAAATAAATAAACACGCGACTAGTAACATTACTATCATGTATCGTTTAGAATATATTGTTTCTAATGCTGTTTTTACAGATTTTGCTGAAACTGACATTTTTATGGTATGTTCTGATATTTGCTATATATGTTTATAATTATATAATATATAAATTTTTTTTTTTACATACGAATATTAATTATTTTTAATGAAAAAAAATTAATATTGTGTGAATATAACACTGTGCATTCGTATTATTATGACAACAACATATGAAAAAATGAAAAATAAGACAGGTAAACTCTATAAAAATAAAAATAAAAATAAAACGAAAAAAAAATCTTCAGGGTCATCAACACAATCTAGATATGTATTTTCAAAAAAAGATTATAATAGCGGAGATGGAATGCTTACATCGGTCTGGGGCCCTCCTATGTGGCATTTTTTACACACAATGAGTTTTAATTACCCAGTAAACCCAACAGCAGAAGATAAAAAACATTACTCTGATTTTATCTACAGTTTGCGGTACGTATTGCCGTGTAAATACTGTCGGATTAATTTAACAAATAATTTGAAAGCAAACCCGATTCGTGAGTGTCATTTGAAATCTAGAGAAACATTTTCTAAATACATATATCGTCTTCATGAGATTGTGAATAAGCGACTAGATAAAAAATCAGGGTTAACCTATTGTGATGTGCGGGAGAGATATGAACATTTTAGGTCAAGATGCACAAAGAATGACCCTCCTCCAAAAATATTCAACTTTGCAAAAAAAAAAGAAAAAGGATGCACCGAACCGCTTTACGGACATAAAGCAAAGTGCATTTTATCAATTGTTCCGCAAACAAAAGATGTTCCATCATTTCATGTAGACAACAAGTGCATCAAACAAAGAGCAGATATTGTGCCAAAATAAATCATTTTAAATAAATTTAAAGTGAAAAATAATTATTTTGTTACTTGGTTATTTCATTCAAAAAAATGAATATTATAATATATTATATATTTATATTATAATACTTATAACGATATCTCATTAACTATATCAGGTATGACAAATCAAACAAACAACATTTTATTTTTAATTTTAGCATTATTACTGGCTTTGATTGGCTCCTTCTTTTTTACACCGGCTCGAGAGAACTTTGTTTCGCATCTTCTTCAACCGGGAGAATTTCCAGTGAGCGTAACGAAACCATTGTTACAAGGAGACTATCCTCTTCAAAAAGAACCAGGATTATCGGATTTAGATAGTAGGTCCATGTCGGCATATTATCCTATTTTCCCAAATAGTTATCTTCAAAGAACGAATAACGTTCGTTACTGGGCAACACCGAACAACGGTACATGCAGCCCTGCAAACATGTGCGGAACATTATACGAAAATAAAAATTTAACCATTCCACATTTTCCTCCAATGATTCCCTTTTCATCAAAAGATACGCGCGTCAATGTTTACGCGTTTGATGCCGATGCACCGTCAGATATTTACGGAAACAATTGTTGAACCCTATAGATTGTGAAATGTTTCAAGTAAATTTTTCTGTTTTTATTATCAAATATTTAAATGAAGGTGACACACTTTCTCTATTGTTCCCATAACCCCGTTTTCAGAATTGTATTCCTTCTCCTTCTTTGCATTCGCATTCGCATTTCTCTTCGGGGCTCTGTGCTCAAATCCGGTTTGTTTTTCGGTTTCAATTGTCTTCCATAACTCTTCTATTTTTACGATTGCATTTTTGAACCACTCCTTATTTCGCAAAACAAGGACACAGCTATAAACGTCCAGTCTCCAGTAAATATTTTTTACCCATGTAAGAGTTTCGTACGTATTGATGGTTTCTTCAAACCACGCATCAAACTCCGCCTTGGTCGTAATCGTCAACGGAGCGTACTGGTAAAACGGTTTCTCATCTTTTGAAAAGTATACGATAACTCCTCGTCTTTTTCCACTTGTAGTATAATTCCATTTAGAAGAGTCATTTGCTTCGGTTGACTCTGCATTGAATGCATCTTCATCTTCATATTCGGTAAATTTTGTTTCTTCAAAATCGCATTCAGGTAAGTTACAGACCTCCATTTGAATTTGCATTTGAATCCAGTAGTCTTCCTTTGGAGTGCCCGTAATCTCTCTGGACACAACATTTTTTATTTCAAGCATGCGACCGTAGAGCTGTGATAACGGACACACATTTATTCCATCTGGCGAAGCCCCAATGAAATAATACTGCGGGTTTGGATGTCGAATGCAACCAAATTCTTGAACTTTTGTGCCATTGATTTCTTCATACAATTTTTTTGAAAGCACTTCATATTTTTGGCCCCAATGTAAAGATGACTCTGAATTTACACGGCTATATTTTGTTGGATCAAATGGCATGCATTTCTCATATATTAACTGGTTCTGTATTGACTGTGAACCAAACACTTTCCACACCGAACTTGCGGTAATAAGTCCATGTCGGTGGTTATACCATTCATCTGTCTTTTGTTCTGGTTGATAAAGCAAATTCAAAAATTCTATTTTCTTTTTCATTTTTTCAATGTTTGGAGACTTTCTAATGAATGAAAACTTGTATGAACGATGAGGACGAATAAATTTGAAATAGTCGTGTATTGCAACATTCACGATTTCGTCGATTTGCATACATATAGTGGATTCATCTTCGCCGGAGTCACTGTATTCGCCGCCGTTCTCATTGTCGTAGTTGTCATAAACATAAGCATCATCTTCTTCTTCACAAGTTGCCATTGAATTTTTAATATAATAGTGCAACATGGATTGCACATGGTCGTATACCATGTTTTCAAAATCAGGACTGCTGAATAAAAGAGGATTTGAATGAATAAATTCGTCAATGATAAATAATGCCTCTTCGTGTAACATTCCAACGTCGTCATCTGATAACACCGGTGCTGATTCCTTTGTTTCAACCTCATCATCATCTGTTTCGTGGTCATACGCGTTGTCGTCGTCGTCATCGTGATGAACGTCATGAACGCCATTGTCATCGTCAACCACAGAATTCGAAAATGATTGCAAGTACTTTGACACACTCATGATATGATTGATATCTGATAATGATAATACAGTTTGGGTTGATTTTGATTTTTTTATTTCATCATGTTTTTTTATTACATTATTATTTTGTTGTTCTTGTTTTTGTATTTTTGTCATTAATTATTTGCTTTTTATCTCTCCTGCTGTTGTGATTGACTAATGTAACTAACTTTATATGTTTATGTAACTTTTATAAACAATTTTATAATCAAGTATTATAATCAATTTTTATTTAATGCTGACTTATATTTTGTATATAAATAAAAATTGAATAATTTTAATAAGTATAGTAAAGTCAAACAAGAGTCGAAACAAGAGTTGATACAACAAAAGTCGATACAACAAGAGTCGAGTAAAATGGGTAACGGCATATCAAAATCATCGTCGACGTCATCATCTTTGATAGTATCAATAGAAGGAAACATTGGTTCGGGAAAAACAACAGGTAAGGAAAAATTGAAAGAATACGTAACGTTGTTGATGAGAAAGAAAAAAATGTCAGAAGATTCTGTAATATTTGTTGATGAACCAACATGCGACTGGGAAGAAGTGAAAGATGAAAATGGCGTTCCCATTTTGACCAATTTGTATGTCAATGTCAAGAAGTATGCGTTCAGATTTCAAATGATGGCTTACATTACCAGGCTGCTAAGAATAAGAGAAGCATTGAAAACTCCGAAAGTGAAGCTTATTGTTACCGAGCGCTGTCTTTTGACAGACGCATACGTGTTTGCAAAAATGCTTTATGATTCCAAAGACATTGAACATGATGAATACATCATTTACACAAGATGGTTTGACGCATTCGCAAAAGATGTCGAGCCATCATGCATTGTTTACTTCAAAGCAAGCACCAACACCTGCATGAACAGAGTTAAAAAAAGAAGCAGACCTGGGGAAAGCAACATTAGTTATGAGTACTTGGAAAAATGCAACCGCTATCATGATGACTGGTTGAACACTCCTTCTTCGTCGAATATAACAATTCCGACGCTGACACTGAATGCAGATGTTGAATCACATGTGTATGATTATAGTGCAGACATTTATCAGTTTATAAATAGCTTGCGCACTTCAAAAATACTTGGAGTGATGCATCGTTTGAAAACGTACATTGATGGTAACCAACAACAGTCGCAGCATCATCCGTATAGAGAAGACCGAGAAGACCGAGAAGACCGAATGCGCTTGGTAAAATGCGGACACACATCCTTTTTACATTTTGATGCATAAAATATCCAGAATTTTTCGAGGTTTATATTTTAATATATCTAATTCTGTCGAGGTTGTTGGAAATAATTCCCGACCATACACGTCTTGAAGTAGAAGCCACTCAAACATGCCGCCAATGTAAATGTAGACATGTTTCACTCCTAGTTTAATAAGTTGTTCATATTTTGAATATACTTTTTCATCATTTGAATTCAATCCATAAATTATTATTTTTGTTTTTTTTGAATTTGTTATAATATCATTTATAACTTCTTCTTCTTCAGCTATCGGAATTGTATTTGGAATCAAACATGTTTGGTAAAGAGGGTCAAGCGTGTTTATAATTGCATACCTACTATGATTGTTACCGTTGTTGTCACTGTTACAAGTGTAAGAATATTTAGATGCCAACTGCATGTCTTCGTAATTTATTTTAAATTTCGAGTTACTCGCTCCCATTAATAATTTTCAATAAACTATTCATACTAATGTTGTTATACGTTATACTGTTTAAATAAATAAATGTTTATATAATTATTTATTTATACTATTTATTTATAAATTTTCATTATTTTATTCATGACCCATAATTATATTTAATTTTGTGCCTGACTGTAATTGCAGGAAGCATATGCTTTTTCGCGCGACATTTCGCGAGATGGAATTCCTCCACGGACCCATCCGTCTGCGGCGACGCCTTCAACCAAGTTGGACGGATTTGACACTGTCGAAGCAATCGATGGAATAAGCGGATAATTGAGATAATTTGAATAGCATTGTTCTGACAACAAGTTAACACTTCTTTTATTGATTGTAACATCTCCTTGAATTAATTTGGATTCTAAAAGCGGATTACATTCACCTCTACCTAAATAAGGGACCGTAACGAAAGGTCGCTGGTTTAATGAAATTTTACACCTCGGATGTGTGCTCATGCTCCCGTTCAAAAGCTGCGAGTTAATGTCAATATTGCATCCACCTGCACCGGTTTGATGTCCTCCCTCGAAAAAAATACCCGGTTGGCTGGTCGCAAATTCTATGGGTCTTGCCATTGTGCAGTCAGATGAAAAAAAATTCTGCACCATATAATTCCCAGCATTCATATTTTGAACATTTCTTTGACTCAAACCGCATGTATCATTTCCGATTCTTGCCATTTTATCAAAAACATAGTCTTTTACTGTTGCCATTTTTATAGTATATATAAACATAATAAAAAAATGAAAAAAAAAATACACCATTATTTATTTAATTCAAAACACTACCTAACCGCGGATTAAAACGTTGACAAGCCATTTCATTACCTTGTTTGCATGAAATCATATCTCCAAAGCAAAACTCTGCAAAACCCTTTTGGTCATTTGGAACCGTGGTGCTCGGATTTGTATAAAATAATCTCATTGAATCATCAAATTCATATTTATCTCCTAAATCTGCAAATAGTTTTTTTCTAAGTTTCTCAGCTTCTGTCAGATTTCTTGGTTCAAAATCTAAAACAACATACCCTTCAGTTGACTGATTGATTTCCTTTTCAACTTCTGAATTGTAGGAAGGTGCAGCTTCGTCGCGTGAAGGGTTATACGAAATTTCAGGTAGAAGCACATTCATCATGGGATTTTGAATAGTCGGAACTGTTAAATGCGGTTTTAAAGCGTTATACAATTGAGAATTCACAAATCCTTCTTTTTTTTGTTCGGAACTATTTGAAGATGAAGCTGAAGTATTTATTTTGTATTGCGTATTGTACAACATAACAAAAATAGCTAAAGTAATGAAACCTGTGAAAATAATATTAATATTTTTTGTAATCAAAAATCCTAAAATAGTTAATAATAAAACAAGTCTTGTAATTGCATTCAACTTTTGTTCGACTGACATGAGCGGCATTGGCCATAAATCTGACATTTCATTTTTATCAAATAGAACAGAAGGTTGATTTGTCCAAAATTGAGTACTAGTACCCTTGTCCTTATCTAAATTATTGTTGCCACTACTACTGTTGCTAGCACTAGCACTATTATCAACCGTGGTGGGTTGTTCATTATTCATATTTGTGGACGCGGGTGGTGCAGGTGCGCTGCTGGAAAAAGAAACATCGGAAGCCGTCTGCGTCAATGTTGTGTTTGATGCCGTTGTTGTCATATAACTATAATGTCTATAATATGGATGGTGAATAAATGTATCTATATATCTACTTATACTATTTATTTATTTTTAATTATTTTATTTTTTTGATTTATTCTTTTTATTTTTCTTTTTATTTTGATTATGTGCGAATGACGACGGATTTGTATCGATGGGAGTTCGCTCTATAATCTCTCCAGTGCTAAATACTGTATGTACTTTTTGTTGCGGTTGCTGCTGTTGCAGTTGCTGCTGTTGTTGTTGCAGTTGTTGTTGCAGTTGCTGCTGCTGTGCAAGTTTTTGATGTGCAAGTTTTTCTTGCATTCTTTCCTTCATCTTTGTCATCTTAACATTTCTTTGCAGCTGGCTTTGCATGGCACCAAAATTCATTTTTCCTCCTCCTCCCATGTTTCCTGCCATATTTCCCATGCCCATTTTCTTCAACATGTCGGTCAAGTTATTCATTCCCGGCATATTTTTCATTTTACTTAACAAGTCACTCGCTTCTTGCATTAATTCGCTTTCTTTTATTTCTCCCGATTTAAATTTCTGGTCCAGTTTTGAACCAACGCTTTTGACAAGACCCATGAGCTTTCCAGGATTTTTAAACATCTTCTGAAATACATTCTGAAAATTTACACCATCACCTTTAGACTCGTCAAAATCCATGTCAAAGTCGACATCTTTTGCAGTCTCCTCTGCAATTTCTTTTGCAAGTTTTCCAATTTTCCCATTCAGAATGCTTGAAATGTGCTCATGAATTGACTCTGCATTGGCTGAAGAAAATCCCTTTGTACCTTTATTTCCATCATCCTCATCTTCTTCGCCAAGGTCTTTTGCCCAGTCAAAAAAATTAAAAGAAGGTTTTTTCCCCCCATTGCTTTCATTGCTTTCATCATTTGTTGTATTTGTATTTGTTTCGGACTCAGCACTAGAATTCGGCTCAAACATATTGTACATTTGTTGAATGGTCTCTTCCAACTTACTGCGCAACTCATTTTCATTTATTGCCTCGAATAAATTTGCAGCATCTCCGAATGATTTTTTATCTTCAATGTTTGTGATAATTGTCATCAAAATGAGTTGAAGGTATTTCCAAATCGTCTCTCTAGTTGTGTCACTTATTCCCTCGGTATTCCATAAAACACAAAAATCAATATTTGGCAAAAAATGCGTATTCACATTCACATTTGCCGCATCCTCTTTATCAAAAATTTTATCATTTTTGTATAAAATATCAAAAAATCTCTCTGGATATACCTTGGAACAGTATTCATACAAAATAGAAACAACATTTACTGATTCGGCGGCGGCAGCTGACTCGGCCGTTCTTTCTCTAGACGCATCCAAAAATAACTGCAACGTACTTTGATACTCAGGAAAAGTATTCGAAATGTCTACAATGAAATCAAAAATTACCTTTTTAAATTCATCAGGAATATCCTTACCCTTTTCAACACCCTTTTCAACACTAGTTTTCATTTTATTATAATTTAATTACTTTTTGTCAAATTATAATAAAACATAGAATAAAGTATTTAAATGGTGTTTTTATAATTTAATAATTTTATAAAAATATTTATATTTATTATTATTTCAACTTAAATAATAAACTTTTGTCAAGTTACATAAATTTTTCACATACTGCATTGACTTTTCCTGATCATGTTCTGTCATGTTTCGCACATATCCTCGCAAACGTTCAATGAAATTTGAAACATTGTCTGTAATTACAATATCCAAATCAGAATAATCTTTATTGATAAAAAAAGAAATATCTGACTGTTCAATGGGTTCTTTGTATGGAATCGTTATATATGAATTCCAAGTTTCTAAAATTAATTTCGGATTTGTCTTTTTCATAATATATAGTAAATTTTTCATCGTTGTAACCTCATCATCATCCGGAAATACACTCTGAATGTCTTCTATAAACTCTTCAAAATGTTGATTAAATCCCTTTAGAATCAACGACTTGCTTACTGATTCTGATTCGCCTGAACAGTTTACAGTTGTCATTTTATTTATATTGTTATGTGTTGTATTATGTATATGTATGTCTATTATATGTGTATTATAATAATATATAAAAATAAATTTTATATTATTTTTTAGTTATATATATTTTATATTTCAATATATATGAATATATACAGAGAGAAATCATATGAATAATAATATAAATATAAATAAAACAATGGTCAAAAAAATAAAGTTGGTACTTTTTGGAAATTCAGGAGTTGGAAAAACATGCATTGTTCAAAGAATGACACACAACACATTCAATCCTGATACCAACTTGACAATTGGTGCGGCATATACAATTTACACAGTTGAAGACAACATCAAAATTGAAATATGGGACACAGCAGGACAAGAACGTTTCCATTCTTTGCTTCCACTGTATGCTCGGTCTGCTGAAATAATTATTGTCGTCATTGATATTGAAAAAAATATTGACGAACAAATCTCAAAATGGAATAAATATATTCAAGACAATGAGACACTTTTTTCACCAAATTTTAAGCTGATTCTTATATTCAATAAACACGACTTGAATAATGACTTTCAAATTCCAAAGGACATCATCAACCAAACACAGTTTGACTTTATGACATTAGTTTCTGCCAAAAAGGGATACAATATTGATAAATTGAAACTACATTTGAATGTAACTGTTAAAAAATATATTGATGAACATGCGCGCGCAAGCCACGAACATCGTAATAAATTCAATAACAGTAGCAATAATAATAATAATAGTAGCATCGAAAATAGTTCAAATGATACTATATTTGGTTCTACATTTTCAAATATGAAAATAAATATTGGATTGTCAGAATACAAAGAAAAAATGAAAAACTGCATTATGCGATGAGACACATATTGTTTGGCTCGGTTCGACTCGGTTCGACTCGGTTCGACTCGGTTTTAGATTTATTCCTTCCAACCGACTTGGCCGACCTAACTAACCTACCAAGGATAACTGTATCCTTCGTTGTCCCACCACTCATCCACAGTCGCCATATCATGAAGTTCTTGAATTTCTTCTGGACTGATTTCAAAACAAAACTCGAACCTTTTCATATTTCGCATTTCTTCAGGGGAAATGTACCACACTATTGGAGCTGAATTTCCAAGCGTTTCCAAGTCTTTCACCTCACAAATGCCAAATTTTCCACGTCTTTCACAAAAAGTTTTGCGTCGTTTAGATGTTCTTGTTGGCACGTCGTCGTCATCGCTGGTGCTAGTGCTGGTGCTGGTTGTCGGCGCCGACGCCGGCGCCTTTCTGCCAGGAAACAAATTTGACTCAACAGAAAATGCTGCAAGTGCATGACGCGCAGTTCGTTCTCTCAAACCCAGCAACCAAAATCCTTTTTCTAAATTAGTGGAATGTTCATACACTTTTTCAAATTCCCCAAACGTCGTGCACGCGCACAATTCATGTGCACGATTGTACATCATTTTGGACAAAAATTCCAAATAAAAGGTTCCAACAGCTCTTGCATCATCTGCATCATGTGGAATCAAGTACCTAAATATACAAGGCGCGACATACTCAATGCCTCGCGACTCTTGTTCCTCCTTTTTTGTCTTTTCTTCTTTTATTTCCAACTCGTATTTTTTTATTTCTCTAAATCCTTTGTCAGCTTCTTCCTTTGTCATGGATGTCATGAGTGGAACATCGTGCCAGTTGTGTTGTTTTTTCCATGCACTCAATTTTTCATAATAAATCTCATTCGAATACTTTTTATTTTCTTTGAGTTCGTTTGATTCCCATTTCTTCAGGTGAGACGGCTTTCTGAAAATTGGTGCTACAGCAGGAGCGCCAGGTCTCACCACGTATTCATATTGAGGAAGAGGAGAAGGAAGATGAGCAAGATATACGCATGAATCTAGTGACATGATTTGATTTGCAGAGAGAACAAGGTTAACGGGTTAACGGTGTGAGACTGTTAAAAGTCGAATTTATAAAAAATATTTTCAATTTATATTTTTCTACAATATTTCTTACATTTTCCTATTCTGCTGCAACTGTTCCAACGTGACCTGACCTATTTTATCTGGGGTATAGTTATCAGGTGGAGTTTCTATTCTTCCAGTATTTGAATAGTCAACCGTTGAATAATTGTACATTTGGCGCATACCGCCATTGCCTTTCGCTAAAAGTTCGTCGCTGCTTTGGTCCCAAAAACTGTACGTGTCTGATGTTACACCGTGCCCCATAAAATCGCTAGTTAGTGAAAAGGGCGCCGGTTCTCCATTATTATTAGTCGCAATTTGATTTATTTCCATTTCCTTGGGAGACAAGTGTTGCATGATTTGGTCCCCGTACAAAATCTGATTTCCCTTGTTCAACAAAAGTAATGCTGGAACACGAGTTACTTGCGGAGGAAGTAAAATCTTTTCTCCATTATCTAATATCAAATATGTGATTCCATTTTGCGCCTTCTCTCGTTTATCAATGCACAAAAAATGAATCTCTTTGCTACAAGCACTTTTAGAAAGAGTCTGTAATAACTTTTTAGATTTCTCACAAAAATTACTATAGTAGATAATGCTACTCATAAAAAATGATTTATTCTAGAAAAAACTGAAATTATTTTTATACGTAATGTAACAACGCAATAACTATTTATATTGAAATAATAATAAATATTAAATAGTTATTAAAATAAATTATTTATCATTTTATTTTTTAATATTTTTTGTTATTATCGGTTAATAAATATTAAAAAAATTGATTTAATATTATGAATATATATTATTATTAACTTGGATTTGTTGTAATGAGCTCTTCTTCTTCCAAAACTAGAACCAGTAAACCCATCATTTCTCAACACAATAACAATAACGAATTTACACTCACATTTACGTTGGAAAATTGCGATGTTTCAATTGCAAATGCTTTGCGACGAATCATTCTGTCGGATATAAACCAATACGTATTTAGAACATTTCCTCATTCTGAAAATCGAGCAGAGTTTACGGTTAACACGACGAGACTTCACAATGAAATATTGAAACAGAGGCTCGGTTGTATACCAATACATCATTTACACACTATTGATGGTATCGCCAACGAGTACAAGAACTATGTCGTGGAAGTTGACGTAAAAAATGAAACAGATACAATTCGATACGTTACAACTGAAGACTTTAAAGTAAAAAAAGCAAAAGAAATTGAAAAAAAATCAGGACGTTCAAGAAATGAAGACGCCGATGAAGATGTCATGTACGAATATCTGCCTGAAGCAACTGTTCGTAAAATTTTCCCACCCGATGCAATTTCCGGTGACTACATTGAATTTGCTAGACTATTGCCTAACATTTCTTCTTCCAATTCAAACAGTGGAGAAGCACTTGCATTTACTTGCACTCTTGAAATTTCAAATGCAAAATTTGACGGAATGTATAATGTGGCGCACACGTGCGCTTACAGTTGTACGCCTGACACCAAAGAAATTGAAAAACAATGGAAAGCAAAGGAAAAAACGATTCGAGAAGGACTGGAATCGTCGTCGTTGTCTGCCGATTCCATTGAAGAAGTTATTGAAAATGAAAAAAAAAACTGGGAACTTCTTGAAGCCCAACGCATATTTGTTCCAAATAGTTTTGATTTTATAATTGAGACTGTTGGCGTATATACTAATGTTCAACTTGTTACGAAAGCTTGCGACATTATGATAAAGAAATGTGAAAAACTGTTGGCTAGCATAGAACACGCTGCAGAAACAAATGCTGAAACGAATGCAACGACGACAATTGAGTATGCGCACGAATTAACCACCATGAAAAATTCATTTCGAATCAACTTGGTTGGAGAGGATTACACTCTAGGAAAAGTAATTGAGTTTTATATCTTTTCGAATTACTATAACAGACAATCTGACGGAATCGTTTCATTCTGCGGATTCAAAAAACCGCACCCGCATGCGTTAGATAGTTACATTATTGTTTCATTCAAAGATGAAATGGAACTACCCAAAGTGCAAGAACTTATTTCAAAAGTCATTTTAGAAAGTATTTCTGTTTTCAAATCACTATTTGAATCATTCAATGATTTCAAATCAAAAAAAAATAAATAACTAAATAATATTATAAATTAATATATAAATTAATATATACATATACTTTATAATATTCATAAAATATTAATAATAAAACTTAATGAGCTGGATTACTGAGACTGAAGATGCAGTCGACCAATTAAAATATTTAGTATATATTTATGATAAGATTACTCGCAACTACATAGAATATAAAAAAAAATTTTTATCTTTTGTTACAAAAACATGTAGTGGTTTAAAATCTGATCAACTATATACATGTTATGAAAATATATATGTAAAAAATAAGGGTCTTGTTAATAATATATTAAGTATATCTGATACAATTAAAAGAATTGAAAATGAAATTGTATCAACTTATCTTACGTGGTCAAGTTTTCTTTCTGAAGACAATATTGATGATATATTTTCAAGTGATGAAAATAAGAATAAAATAGAAGAAAACAATGAAAAATCCAGAAAATTAACTGAGCGTGAAGGCACATTAGCAAAATCCTTTAACCCTGGACTTAAAACCATGTTACGAGGTACTCATTATTCATGGAATGGCGAACCATTACCAGATGAAGTAGTTGTAGAAAATCCTAAAGGTCTTTTGAAAAAGATAAATTTGAAAAAACAAACGAGCCAAAAAAAATTAGACGAATTTATAGAAGAAGTTGAAGTACAAGTACAAGAAGAAGATTTACTAAAAGAAAAAGTAAAGGGTATAATAACAGACAGTATTAAAAGTGTTGTTCGAAAGACTCCTGAGGTTCAGCCTGGTATAAAGCTAAATCGTGAAGGAGGATATAAAAAAAAATCAAAAGTAAAGTCCAGAAAATTAAAATCAAAATCGAAAAAGTCAAGAAAATTAAAATTGAAATCAAGAAAAAAATATTAAAATTGGCGTTTTGAATGTGCAAAGGTGTAAAATAATTTTGATTTAACTTCAACTTTTCTTTTTTTTCTTCCCAAATTACAATGAAAAAAATATAAATTGAAAATTCAATTTATATCTTGACATTTTGCAGTGAATCGTCTCAGAAGCATCAACAACAACAATGTACGGCAACAGCAACAACAAGAGCAACGGCAACAGCAAGAGCCAGAAGGGCAACGGCTACAAGGGCAACGGAGGAAAGAAGGAAGAAAAGGTCTTTCGAGGACCCTTTCCATCCAATAGGATGGGTCTTCCCATCGTGAATGCAATCACTGGAGTCAAGTACCCGTGGAATGTTGGCTCATTTGAAGAAGACCACTTGTGGAAGGTTGTAGTCTGCAGTGGAATTGTTCCAATGACCTACTTTTACGACTCGCCGGAACAGTACGAGGCGCACAAAATGGTCACCATCGACCAAGAGTCAAAGGATGCTTGGCACACCTTGCAAAAAAATCTCGAGTGAACGAACTTGCTTGCCTCCCCACAGGTGTGGTAACCCCTTGCTTGCGTTTTGAAAAATAAAAAAGAAAAAAAAGAAGAAAAAAGAAGAAGAAAAAACAAAAAAGAAAAATATTTTTTTATATTTTTTTATATTTTTTTTTTCTACTTGTTATAACATCATAATGTGATTTCAAAATACCACCATGTGTGACTTCAAATACTTTTTATTTACAAATCGTCAAATTCTTCATCTTCATCATCATTTGGATAAATCACTTTACATCCTGACCAACCACCCTTTGCAATCTTTTTAAACTTCTTATCCATGTAGTCATGCAACTCCTGAAACCTGGGCACATTCTTATCATAATTATTCATATACCAATCTTTGAACTCCTGATTCAACTCATCTCGTTTCACATCAAACGCTTTTCCAGTCTTATCATTAATACCAGGACATACTTTGATTTTGTCTCGAATGAATTCTGACAAATAGTCTTGGCTATTTCTATATTTGTTACTACTCAGTCTAACCTTTTCACAAGTAGCAACAGTACCTCCCGTTTGATATGCCTTTTGAACCAGCATTGCCATAAACACCGGCGCCCATCCTTCAAGTTTTTCATCCAATCGTTTGTCAATCTTGAACTGATACGGCATTTCAGGGTCATCAGACTTTGGTTCTTCGCAAAATAAAGACTCAAAATCAACTTTGCAAATGCGTCTCCATGTGCCGTTATCGTTACTCTTGACATCAAACATGACATTCGTGCAAACAACCAACTTGAACTGCGGCACAAATGTAACCATTTCCTGATACAGTGCGCGCGCTTGAATTGGATCACCACCCGTGAGTTCTTTCAACGGACCCTCATTGATACGGTCCCCTTTCGACGGCTCATTCATCACCGCATATCGCACACCAATCAGTTGCGCAATCTCAGATGCAGTTCCACCAATCTTGTTTCGTTTTTCTGTAATCAAAGTAATAGGCACTGTTCCTTTATACTCTCCAAAACAGTGTGACATCAACTCGACTAACTTTGATTTTCCATTACTTCCACACCCATTGTAAATGTTAAACGTCTGGTCACGATTCACACCAATAAGACATGACGCAAGATGTTCCCACATGTAAGCGCGCAACTCCGGTGACGGAAACAACTGCTCCATGAATGCAATGATTTCGCGCTCAATTGTTTCAAACTCTTTGCACCCAGTAAAATACGAGTCTAAAAAGTCTATTTTTGTGGACTTTGAAATAAAATCATACGGCTGTCCTGGTCTGAAAACTTTTTCCTTAAAATCCACGACACCATTATTGAACCCCATAAGATGTGTTTTTGAATCCATTTTTTCAATAAAATCCTTATCATAAAACAATTCACGCACTTCGCGTAACACATTATTTTTAACACTTGTTGTTTTCAACTGGTTGCAAATTTCTGTCATCCGCTTCGAACGTTCCTGTATGTGCTTGAACTGTTCTGAAGTACTGTCATACTCATTCAAACTATCCAACAACTTCATGCTTCGTTCTGAATATATGCCGAGCATTTCAGTTGAAATCAACAAACGAAGAGACGTTCCTGAGTCACACACAGACCATCGATGGTCCTTAAACTCAAACCACGCATTGTGCTTTATACTCACACACACAAAGCGTCCCTTGTACAAGTGATACAAAACATTTGCCAAATCAACATCCGATGCTTCCGTAATTTTAGTCTTACCTACATGTATTACAAGCGTCTGGTCAATATAATAATCAACCGTTTCTTCTGAAATCTTTTTATATTCCAAAGGGTTATCCTGTTTTGACCAAAACATCACTGAGCGTTTTGAAAGTTCGCTTTTTCCTGTCCTGAATTTCTGCCATTGCCTGTACAATTCCCCAATCTTTTCATAACTGAATTTTTCACTCATCGAACTGAAAAGAATCCAGGTTAAAAATAACTTGTCGCTTGTATTTTTTAGAGCCCACCCAACCTGAATCCATTTTTCATAAGGCTCATAAAACTTGGCTGAAAGCGACATTGCAAACTTGTGTGTCTCCTTTATATCATATTCTCTGGGTTCCAAGTTGTCCATAATAATTTTTATTGCTGCTTTCAGCTGGTCTAAAGTGGTAATTGAATTATAATCAATCGACGACGGCGTCAAAGATGTTGCCATTACAATATTGACGCGCGTAGAACTTCCTCCAGATGTCGAGACCAACGCCCTTTTTGATTTAAACATTTCTTCAATTTTTTGTGTGTACTCTTCGACCAACCGAAAAGACTGATGACCGGTGTACCTTGCCGTCAATAACTTGAAATCTTTATCAAACTTGAAATCTGTTACCTTCTTTTCTAAAAATTCCCAGTTTAACATTTCATTAAGTTTCAACGCAAAGTGATACTTCAAAAGATAACACTTGCATCCCGGTTTTCTAGAGTTGTAGAGTTGCCACCCAGTCTTTCCGGTTGTAATTGAGTTGTCAATGACATCTTCCCACGAGTTTGTCACGGGTAAGTCACTCCACACACTCGGCAACTCCGACAAAATCATACTTCTAAGATACATTTGCTGCTTTCGTTCCATGTGAATTCCAATTATCATATGAATTCCATCCTTTGTCAATTCGGTTTTGCAATTTACTGTTTCTTTTTCAAATATAAATACAGGAATATCTGTTCCTGCATCAATGTGTAGGATTTTTTTGAGAACATTCATGTAAAGCAATACCATGTCAACAACGTGGTCTTTTGTGTGTTGGCGTTCATCTATGCCAACATCATATTTGAAATCAAAATCTACAAGGATGGGTCCTGCATCCGGAAGCTGAATTTCTGTCAAGAATTCTTGTTTCCCTTCAACAAAGACGTGCTGGTAATACTTTTTATAAAATTCTTCCAATTCTGATTCCGTTATTAAATATGCGCCACCTTTGACTCCCAAGTCCGCATTCTTCAACCGCGTGTGCGTGCATTTCTCACCTTCCTTTATATATAATGACAACAAATATGATGCAAAATTATAAGTTGCTTTGACATTTACTTTTGCCATTGCCATTGTTAATACTATATATTGAGATAAGTTTAATTCAATTTTTATTTATTGTTTATCCACTTATCCCTAAAAATCAATTTTTAAAAAAATATAAAAAGTGTTTTTTCATATTTTTTACATAATTATGTATTTATTTTTTTACAAGGTATGAAGGTTAGATACTCATAAATTTATATTTTTATAATTATGAATATGATATAAACATTTAAATGTATTCATATGTAGATATTTAGACGCTTCTCTCCAGAATCATATGACATCTTGTAAAAAAACACAAGACAAAGCAGCCACCGAAGCTATTGACAATTCAGCACTACCAACAATGACGACGAGCGCTACGACGGCAAGTGATGTAAAACCCATTAGCATTTCAAAAGATGCAGTCAAGCGTCTGTTAAAAGACATTGGCCAAATTATAAAAACGCCGCTACATGACCAAGGAATATATTACAAACACAGCGAAACTGACATATTAGAGGGTTGGGCATTAATTATTGGTCCTAAGGACTCACTCTATCGAAATGGATATTATTATTTTAAATTCGTATTTCCAACTGATTATCCTCACTCACCTCCCGTTCTTCATTATTACACAAACGATGGAACTACACGGTTTCATCCAAATTTTTACAAAACTGGTAAGGTTTGTGTTGACATTTTGAATACGTGGCGTGGAGAGAAATGGAGCGGTTGTCAAACAATTTCTTCCGTATTACTAACTCTGGTTTCTATTATGGATAATGAACCCATTTTACATGAACCGGGTATAACAAAAAAAAATCCTGACTTTTGTAACTATCACAATCTTGTTGAATTCCGAAATTATTCTTTTTCAATTTACGAACTTTTATGCAGCATTGAAAACTTCGGCAAATACATACCTATAAAAGAGAAGGACTATATAGACTATTTTTATTCAATTATGAAGGCGCATTACCTTGAAAATAAAGACATTATAATGAAAAAACTGCAAGAAAATAAGGAACGCATACTTCACCCTGAAATTGTGCACTCATCTCTTTATTTATTTGGATTCAAGATTGATTATACACAGTTGATATCTCTCTTTGAAAAATTAACAATCATTTAAAAATGAAATCAATATTTATTACATATTTTTATATTTAAATATTTTTTTAATTATTAACATATTTACTATATATATTAATAATTAAATTGAATATAAAATAACATAACTATTTATATACAAGATACACAGATACACAACAACAACTACCACAAAACGTCGTTGAAAAATGCAATTTTGTAAAGTATGCGGAAACATGTACTACATTACAATGGCAGATGCTCCTGCCGTTTCAGAAGAAGAAAAAGAAGTCACCTCAAAAATACTCATCAATAAATGCAGAAACTGCGGAAACGAAGAACAGAACTCAGACACCAGTGTTTGTGTTTCAAAAACATTTTTCAAACAAACAGAAAGTCGACTATCAAATTTTGTCAACGAGTATACACATTTAGACCCAACACTACCTCAAATTAACACAATGAAGTGTCCCAACTTGGAATGCGAGACAAATAAAACGCTTGATGTTCCATGTACTGTTTTATACATTAGATACGATGACACAAACTTGAAATTCGTCTACATGTGCACAACTTGTAAACACACGTGGAACACTGAACAGTATCATCACGCATCTTGAAAATATTTACAATGTATATGTATTACATTTTTAATTTGGGTGGTCATACTGTTGAATTTATCTGAAGCATATTTATTTTTTTAGCTTTACACATATTTACTCATGGTTTTCAATATTCAAAAAAGTCATTTTATATTTTTATTTTTATTTATTTATATATAAAATAAAAAATTGAAATAGAAATATTTAATTTTATATATGTAATATAGACACATTTACATTTCACAAAAGCAAAACAAATGCAAGACATGAAAAAAATGGACTCTGAGCCCAATACTGATGTTGATACCAGTTTTGACAGTAGTAGCGAAAATGGTAGCGTACATTTTGATGATTCAACATTGTCAGGGGGTGGAATGGAAATAGTAGGAGGAGGAGAATCAGATTCAGACGCGACGTCGGACATATATGATGAACAAGAAGGTCAAGAAGGACAAGGAGGGCAAGGAGGGCAAGGAGGGCAAGGAGGGCAGGGAAAAGAAAAAGAAAATAAGCGGCAGAGAGAAGACGTTGATGTTGAAGAAGAAGGAGAAGGAGTGGTTTCATTTGAGTCATCAGTTGATGAGGATGATGAAAATTACGACGACGATGACGATGATGACGATGATGACGACGACGAAAATCATCTTCAAAAATTCGATAATGAACTGAAAAAAAATTACATTGCATCTTTTCACCCTGAAAGTTTGTCTTACAATAATGAAGAAACTGAATTTATGTCACGCGTCACTAGAAATGATGCAGGAACAATCATTGACCCATATCACAAAACACTACCATTTTTAACAAAGTACGAAAAAACAAGAGTTTTAGGAATTCGAACAAAACAACTAAATGAAGGCGCGAAACCTTATGTTGATGTGAATCCGACAATCATCGACGGGTACATTATTGCGCAGCTGGAACTGGAACATAAAAAACTGCCATTTATTATTCGGCGCCCTTTACCCAACGGTAGTTCTGAACTGTGGAGATTGCAAGACCTTGAAATTATTTGTTGATTTATTTGATTTATCAATTTATTATACTTTTACTTGTTTATTTTATTTAATTTTGCGATATTATAAAAAGTTATATTAAAAAATTATTATAATAAAAATTGATTTTTTTATTATAACAAATGTAAAATATATATAAACGTGACATGCTGAGAGCCGATTCTTCTAAACAAAAAAAAACAGAAAAAGTACAACAATTATTACCCTCTATGTTCTTTCCCTTGAACACAAAGTCATCTCCAACCGTCACTCCTGGACTATTCAAACGAAAACGTGAAGCTGCTACTGCCGCTGCTCCTCCAGATGCTGCTGTTACCACTGATGCTGCTGCTCCGACCGCTCCGACCGATACTAACAGTGTGAAAAAACAACAAAATACAAAAACGAAAGAAGAAGAAGTGATTGACTCGCTCTGTGAGTCATACTTTAAAGCATACTATAAAATTCATCACAATGGTGTATACAAAGACCTCGTGTCTGAGGCAAAAAGAAAAACGAGACTTGAAGGTAAGGACTGTAAGGACTATTTTGTTGTGACGAAATATGCGAAAACACAAGGATTTATGGATCATGACTCTATTGTGAAAATGGAGTACAATCGTTTCGTCAACTCGAGACAAGATTCAGTAAAAAAGACACTAAAAGAAATTGTTGAAACATGCAAGGTAAAACCAAAAAAACTTTACCGATACTTTCATCACGTAAAAGTTTGCACTTCAAAGTCAAAAAATAGTTTTCCAATCGAGTATTTACTTTTGAATCCCTTTGATTTTATAACATTTGAAAACCAGTTTATATCTTACAAGAATGCTATGGACATTTGTAATGAAAAAAAAATAATTCCTCCACTGGACAAGCGAGTACGTGCGTGGATCTATGACTACTTTATGGCAAAACAAAATAATCAACTGTATATTCCTGAATCCGAGACCGGTCAACTCGAAATGGAGTTTAATAAAGAATTCAAACTGCGTAGTGGGAATTCAGCAGCACAGTCGCTCTTATTAGACAGTAAGCTCATTGTTGAAAAGATATTTGGAACCACGTCTTATTTTACAACCCAAGAATTTATTGACTTTGAAATAAAACTATCAGACAAAGTTGCAAACCTGTTTTACCATGAAAAAGAAGAAATTTACTCCAAAGAAAATGACGCAGCGATTGATGCTTACATTGAAAAATATACACTCAAACAACATAGCAATAAAAAAGAAGCCTTCAAATTTGAACCAGAACAAATTGAAGCAATCAAAAGGGGATGTCGTTTGAATAATATGCAACTGTTCAATATTACTGGCCCTCCGGGCACCGGAAAGTCCACAATTGTTGACTGTATCATGGGTTATCAACTTGAGATGGGAAGTTCCATTGCTGTCATGGCTCCAACTGGACTAGCACAAAAAAACCTTAAAGTATATTGTAAATATGATTCAAAATTTGATGATAAAGTCATGTTTTCAACTTTACATCGAGCCCTCAATTTTACATTCAACAAAGGTGAATTTAAACCGACAATTATGATTGTGGATGAATCATCAATGGTTGATTTGTTCCTGTTTGAAAAACTCCTGTCTGCATGCGAATGCTTTCGTTCTTCCCTCATTTTGATTGGAGACGTGAAACAACTTCCGCCGATTAGCGCAGGAACTCCTTTCGAATCTATTATAAAATCCAAGATTTTCAACACGACCATTTTAACAAATATAAAGCGACAAGAAGGAAACCTGAAAAGTATTATTGAAAAAATGAACACGGAAAATGGCGTTCACTTTGACGATTTCGATAATGCGTATTCTCATTTCATTGAAGCAAAAACGCCTGAAGATTTCGAGAGAGTAATTACAGAAATATATGAAAAAGAGCATTATCAGCACCGTTTGCAAATGACTACACCTGGAGTGACGACGACGACTCCTCACAAGGAATTCGACATTCACACAATGTCTGTTCAACGAGAAAAAAATGGTGGAGTATTCGCTCTCAACCCAATAATTCAAAAAATAAAAAATCCACATGGCAAAAAATTGTTTGTGGAACGTTACGAAAATGGTCACACGCACATTTTTCACGAGAATGATTTAGTTATAAGAACTGAAAATGACTACAAGGATGAAAAAAATGTTCGCGTGAATGGTGATGTTGGCACTATTCATGAGACTGTAAAACAAATGAAAAATAAGTATGGAAAAAATGAAACTGTCTACACTTATACAGTCAAATACGATGGAGAAACAGACGAAACGGACCTCTCAGTCGAAGATGTTAGAGACGCATTCATGCCTTTTTACATAAGCAGTGTACATAAAATGCAAGGATTGCAAAGAAATATAATCGTGTTTATTGTTTCTCCTGCGCACAACTTTTGCTTAATGAATAAAAATTCCAAAAAATTAGTTTACACGGCAATATCAAGGTGTAAAACAACATTTTACGTCGTTGGAGACAAGTCACTATTTATTAAAGCACAACGAGCAAAAGACGAGTTTATTTATCCTACACTTTTCATGAATGAATTTTATGAGTGGGTATTGTGAATAAGTATTCAAGAGTGTAAATACAATATTATAAAAAAGAATAAAAAAAAAAGAATACTGTTAATATTTTTTTAGTAAAATAATGTAACTCAAAAAAAGCCCAAAAAAATTCTTTGCAAATAAATCTAAGATATTGTATAGAGAATTTTTCAAATTATAGGGTAGTAGTGCAACAACACCATACAATGACCAGAAAAAGAAAAAATACCAAAATAATTTTATTCCTAGTGGTCCACTACTAATTGCATATTTTTGATAAATCATGTAATAATACATTAAAAATGGAACAAACCCTAATACAACACCTGATACAGTCGACAATATTTTCATTTCTCCCAAATATCCAAAAAATAACATTGACCAATTCAAAGATACTATCTTTGACAATGTGTTTGCATTATCATGTAGTAAATTATAAAATTGCAATTTTGTCGTATCCATATTTTCATTTTTGTATCTCAAATAAATCAAATAAAAAATCAATGTAGTCAACATTGTTGGGGTTGTAATTGACCAGTCAATATACCGTTTTGGAGTTACGTTTATTACACTAGTGAAGTTATAAACTAGCCAAATGTAAAATAAACCTTCAATTGCCTGAACAAACAGTTCCAAATATAAAAGTTCCTTTATAATAGTATATTGCGATGGAACGTTCACACTTAATACCGTCCACCCTTCAATCATTCCAGTAATAATTTGAACCAACACAGAAATAATCAACGTCACGTAAAATAACTTTCTAGTGTTCATTATTGAAAAAAATGTATTTTATTATTAATTGTTTATTTTATATTATACGTAGATATTATAATTAATTATTTTATTTTATTTGTAATGAAACAGTTAGTCGGAGGAAAATGGAGTTTAAAATACAAAAAAAGTATAAATTGTAATCGACCAAGAGGTTTCTCACAAAAACAATTTTGTAAATATGGTAATCGAAGTAAAACTAGAAAAAATAAAAAAAAATAAAAAAAAATAAAATAAATTATAAATTTAGGATTTAAATGAAGAATAAATAATGACAATCAATTAACACTTCCAACGTTTACCGCATTCGAGACATGTGACAAAAGTTGTCATTGGCTCGTCTGCCGAACGCGTCTGTTGTTGCGTATATGTGCATTTGTTTGACTTGCAAGCGCGACAAGTAAACAAGTCAGTTGACGCTTCAATCTTCAATTCATACCTATTCTTATCTCTGTTCTTTTTATCCTCAATGATTTTGCTCCACATTTTCGAATTCATTTCTTGATGCGTCATGAATGCAAGTTCGTGAGCTTTGATTTTTTTTGTTCTCACCATATCCATGACGTCTTTATTTTCAAGGTTAATGCAAATGGACTTCAACCAGTCTGTGTAGAGCTGAACAAAATAGATATTGTCCCATTTTTTTACAATATTCATTTCTCCTGCTTTTAAAAGCGTTCGATTAAAAATTCCTTTCTCCAGATTTAGCCCAATGCTCCCCGTTTCGTCTCCAATTTTTTCTGATAATTTTTTTTGTATATTTCGTCTGAAAGAGTCGGGATTTTTTGGAATCATTTTATAGAATGGTTTGTGATGGTGGTCTGTTGGTGGCGGTCTAGGTATTTACTCTTATAACAATATATATTTTTATATTCAATTTTTTTATATATTGTTATTGATTGTTATTGTTTATGTAAACACTATTATTTTTATTACTATTTTTATTACTATTTTTATTACTATTTTTACTCATATTTTTTATTCATATTTTTTATTCATATTTTTTATTCATATTTTTTATTCATATTTTTTATTCATATTTTTTATTTCGTTTCTTCATCATTATCGTCATCTGAATAATTATATTCTTCGGAATTAAGCTCTGAAGAATCATCACTACTATTGCTACTTTCATCATCGTCTTCATTCTCTTCGTCTGTCGACACAGTACTTTCATCCCCTTCCGACTCGCAATCATCTTCAGAATCATCGCTTGAATTTTCTTCAGCATCGGGATCAGCATCTTCTAATGCATCTTCAATAATAAAACCGTCTTTCAAATAACCATCCTTTGTCTTCATACTTGATGGAACATTTGCCAACTCATCTTCTTCTTCATCATCTTCATCCGCATTGTCTGCAAGTGTTTCAAACCCACCAAATAAATGCTCATATATTTTATTCCATTTTTCAACTGTCAAATCAATAATTTTCATATTTGAATCTCTCAACAAAAGTGCACAACTTCCAAAAAATAATTCAGAATCCACAGGTGGTGGAAAATCATATTTATTCTCTTGGTTTGCCTGACCTTCACTTCGTGCCCATAATTCAACTGTAACCCGACCATCGCCCTTTTTTGAATATCCCCATTCCGTAACTTTATCAAATCCTTCCGATTTTTTTAAATTGCATTTTTTATACAATTCGTCTGTATTTGTGCTTTTATATTCCCGTACTTTCAAATCACCATTCTTTTCAACGATGACAATGGATGGCATTTTTACACAATGCGTTAACTATTTACAATATATCTAACCATGGGTTTAAATTGTTTAGGTTAATTATTATTATATCACAATCATTTTCACAATTATATAAAAATAAATTTTATTCAAAAAGGTTTTCGCAGATTATCCCTTTTGAACAAGGGAGGGGGTAAAAGGAACCGTCATAAATCATTTTTCGGTTGAAAAGAAAAACACTTGAAAAAGTCTTCCATTTTCTTTTGAATCACCAAAGTAATCCATCGACATGTGAAATCGCTTGGAATTGAATAATATGAGCCTGTTAAAAACATTCCCCACTCGATCCACCAGTTGCCATTTTGTCATATCTTGACTAAATGTGTCTGTTTGGGTTTTATTTTCTAAAATATCTTGGTCTCGTTGACACTCTGCTCCGTCGTTGAACTTGTAAAATGCTGTTCCTGATGATAGCGGCGCATTCGGAGTCATGTACAAAACTCCGCCCCAGTTATTATAACCATCAATATGAACCCAAGACCTGTCTCGAGAAGTGGTGTATTGAAAAGACCCGTTGTAAATGTTCGCATTTGTTGTTTTATCTGGAATTGGAAAATCTGTAATCTTTCCACCAAACGGCATGACATATCCTTGAATAATGTCTTTCAAATGCTGAGTCGCGTATGAAATAGTTCTTTGCCCTGGATAATTTCCACGAACAGAAAACTCTTGGGTTAAAATATATTTCCTCGTTTCGTGTGGATTTTTATAAAAATTATCAATAACAATTAATCCGCACGACGGACTGCGAACTTGTATATCATCAAACAATGTTTTATATTTGGTGTGTATTTCAATTTCTTTTTTTATTTCTTCATGAATTTCCGGATTTATTTTCTGCATATTATTGACATTATTAGCGGGAATTAATTTATCTTTTAAATCAAGTTCTGCATTTGACGTCTTTGTTATAATTGGAATATACATTTTATTCCCTTTTGCATATTTACAATCGCCTGGAATCTCTATTTTATATTCGCTGCATTCTACATGTATACAAGTTATATTTTTGTACATTTCTATACAATTTACACCAGAATAAAAAGATATTCTAGTCTCAATTCTTGTATGATTTTGCAAGACTTTCTGTAAAAAATGTGAAAACCTATCTTTTATCATTCTTCTATTACCTATATCCATGTCTGAATTCAACACATAGTCGTCAAAATATATGGAGTCAAATGTTTCCGTCGTCTGTAAAACGTCTTCCCACCTACCTTTTATTAAATTTATTTTTAGTTCAGGTCTTGCAATTTGTTGTTCAGTTTTGAATTCTTCAAATTTTTCCCATACAATCGGCATGCACTCTATTACATTATACTCTTTGACATTTTTGAAACTGCATATTTTTGTTGCACTGTATCCCAATCCAAACCCGATTTCCAATACTTTACCAAACGGATTCAAGAGTTCAATTGATTTTTCCATATAAGGTTTTTCCCATTCCATCATGATTTGGTGTCTTTCATCTTCATTGCATAATATATCTTTACCATTTTTATCTTTCTTGTATATTAAATCCATGTTTATTAATATATTTGGTAAAAGTTTTAAATTATTTTAAAATATATTATTAATATATTAAATACATTATGGAACAAGTTAGTAACGAATTAAACCAATTATTATGTAATTCAATTAATAATGATTCCACTGTAATATCTAATTTTAAAAGATTGTTACTCTCAAATATTATTAAAACACGATGTTACCATGTTATTTGGCATTTATTACATTCGTTTTCAACTATATATCCAGAAAATCCAAGTGATAATCAAAAAAAAAATACAAAAGAGTTATTACTTAAAATAAAATCTATTATGCCATTTTGTATGAGTTGTTCAAATAATAATGGGGATACTTTTTTAGAAAATTATAACTTAGAACTAGCAACAAGTAGCAGTAATGAGTTAATTATTTGTTTAATTGATTACCATAAATTTATTAATAATACATTTGTAAAAAATAAAAATTATAATGATTCCTTATATACAATTGATTTTATTAAAAATAAGTATGCTGATAACTCATATATAGAGCATATTGAACAAATATATCACATTTCATTATTAAAACTAATTTCTAATAATAATAGTGAAAATTTTATAATTTCATTACGACAAAATATGCAGAATTTGAGAAGGATTATCATTAATAAAATTGAGTGTTTAGATTATGAAGTATCATTAAATATGACAATAAATAAATAAATAAAACGTTTTATTCACTTTTATTTATTTATTTTAAGTTTATTGATTATTATTGGTTATGATTTGACGGGTTGAAAAGAGGTATACCATTACCTACTGGTCCTGGGTACCCGTGCGCATCCCACACATTTTTAATATAATTTTTGTTTGCCATAAAAGTAAATTTACCAGTAACATAAGCCTGCGCCGCATTATTTGTCTCTATATAATAAAACCATTCGATAAATGCATCTTCAAAGGGAGGACCACCAGGTCCTCCGATAATACAACAAAAATAACGGTTAAACGGTGTGACAATACCATCAGTACAATAATCGAGTGGTACACCAGTATGTGCTTTACAAACTTCATTGTTCAACGGAGTATTATGAGTTGCTTTTGCATCTGAGAAAGTTGCAGGACAAGCATTTCGTCCACATACATACAACGCAAATTCATAATTAATTGTAGTACATTGAAATAAAGGAGGAACAGTAATAATACAACCTGGTTCAGAAAAAGCAATTGAGTAATATAGTTCAGGTTGTAACCCTGATGAAAAAGGAAACACAGGTATTGCTTGAAGATTAATATTATATGGAACTGTTGCTCCTGTTGCACCCTGGGCTCCTGTTGCGCCTGTTCTACCTGTTGCACCCTGGGCTCCTTGTGCTCCTGTTGCGCCTTGTGCTCCTGTAGCGCCTTGAGCTCCTGCTGCACCTTGTGCGCCTGTAGCGCCTGTGGCACCTTGTGCACCTACTGCACCTTGTGCTCCTGTAGCGCCTGTGGCACCTTGTGCACCTGCTGCACCTTGTGCGCCTGTAGCGCCTGTTCTTCCTGTAGCGCCTTGTGCACCTGCTGCACCTTGTGCGCCTGTAGCGCCTGTGGCACCTTGTGCACCTACTGCACCTTGTGCTCCTGTAGCGCCTGTGGCACCTTGTGCACCTGCTGCACCTTGTGCTCCTGTAGCGCCTGTGGCACCTTGTGCACCTACTGCACCTTGTGCGCCTGTAGCGCCTGTGGCACCTTGTGCACCTGCTGCACCTTGTGCGCCTGTAGCGCCTGTTCTTCCTGTAGCGCCTTGTGCACCTACTGCACCTTGTGCGCCTGTAGCACCTGTGGCACCTTGTGCACCTACTGCACCTTGTGCTCCTGTAGCGCCTGTGGCACCTTGTGCACCTACTGCACCTTGTGCTCCTGTAGCGCCTGTTCTTCCTGTAGCGCCTTGAGCACCTGCTGCACCTTGTGCTCCTGTAGCGCCTGTGGCACCTTGTGCACCTGCTGCACCTTGTGCGCCTGTAGCGCCTGTGGCACCTTGAGCTCCTGCTGCACCTTGTGCGCCTGTAGCGCCTGTGACACCTTGAGCTCCTGCTGTTCCTTGTGCTCCTGTAGCGCCTGTGGCTCCTTGTGCACCTGCTGTTCCTTGTGCTCCCGTTCTTCCTGTAGCGCCTTGTGCACCTGCTGTTCCTTGTGCTCCCGTTCTTCCTGTAGCGCCTTGTGCACCTGCTGTTCCTTGTGCTCCTGTAGCGCCTGTGGCACCTTGTGCTCCTGCTGCACCTTGTGCTCCTGTAGCGCCTGTGGCACCTTGTGCACCTGCTGTTCCTTGTGCACCTGTAGCGCCTGTGGCACCTTGTGCACCTGCTGCACCTTGTGCGCCTGTAGCGCCTGTGGCACCTTGTGCTCCTGCTGCACCTTGTGCTCCTGTAGCGCCTGTAGCGCCTTGAGCTCCTGCTGCACCTTGTGC